CCGGTAATCCCAACACTCCGGTCGATACCCTTGTCGAACTGTCGAAAGATAGCGAATGTGATGTCCGCCGCAGTGCCGCTGGCAATCCCAACACCCCGGGGTATACGCCATCCGATGAAGAGTTCATAATCACAGAGACCTATGTAGTCATCAAGGGTACAAATCATTTATGGTACAAGCATAATTACCCAAACGTTGCTCCGTTTTATACATGCGGTTGTTTCTGCGGTTCTCGTGAGCAACTGATTTCAAGAATTTACTCAATTGATAATCTTTCCATCGATCCTGCTGTAAGAATGAGGATTTTGAACGTTTTAGACCGTAAATTTGAAGAAATATTCGGAAGATGATTTATTGCTAACAGAGCTCTTGTTAATCCTTGAAAAACAGGGATTAACGTAAAACAAAATAGATATGAAAAAGATAGTTGGAAAAATACATATTTATAAGGTATTACCACCTTATAAGAATTGGTATAGCATCATGACTGATGATGGGTTAAATCGTAGTAATATCATAGTTGTTGGCAAAAAGCAATTATTGAAAGTCGCTTTAGCATTAATTATCATGGTGCTATTTAATAAAGGGGCTATTTTGAACAAATTCAAAACAAAATCAAGAAATGAATAAGATTAAGATAAAAGGATTATCCGATAAACGGTATGCAATGTCTGAATTGGTTGCCGATGCTTATCGGCTCAATTCTAACAAAATCTCCATTTTGGCTGCAACTGTTGAACTTTTAGCAAAAGGTACTCAACATCAAAAGGATGCAGAAGAGATTATAAAAGGGTGTTATCCACAATATTACAATGATTAGTAACAGTCAGAAACGGAATATTATAACTTTGGTCCCTTTTCAAATCTTGCAGAACAAGCGGTAAAACGGTCTGACGCACTTCTGAATGAGTTGTCAACGAATAAATAATCAAAACAAAGTGATGAAGAAAAGAAATACAAAAAAAGGAGAGTTTATATGTCGTAGACAAAAGCCCTCTGATAAGTCTTTTTCTCTCAAAGAATGCTACCGGCTTAACGGCTGGAAATATGAAGAACCTGGGAAGAGAAAAAATAACCTCAAATATTAATAATTTAATTTTTTTACATTATGAATGAAATTTATTGGATGACCGTAGTTGGTAACCTGTCCACTGCGTTTATGGTCGTATGGATTGTAGCTTTGATAGTTATCGTTACCATGCTGTTTGCTCTGCTGGTAACGGAAGGTGATATGATAGAAGATGAGGGTGGAAAACACAATTTTTTTAAATGGTTGAAACGCTTTGTTGTCTGTGGTGTAATAGCAGCGATGGCGAGTATTTTCATTCCATCGACTAAAGAAATGCTTCTTATCTATGGTGTCGGTGGCACGATTGACTATATCAAGACGAATGATACGGCAAAGCAGCTTCCGGACAAGTGTATCAAAGCGCTTGACCGTTTTGCAGATAAATATATTGACGAACCTGAAAAAGACAAATAATTATGGGAATGCACACATGGTTTGAATGTAAAATCCGTTACGAGAAAGTAATGGAAAACGGAATGCAGAAGAAAGTGACGGAACCTTATCTGGTAGATGCACTCAGCTTTACAGAAGCAGAAGCACGTATTATCGAGGAGATGACTCCATTTATCACAGGAGAATTTACAGTATCGGACATCAAACGTGCCAACTATAGCGAACTTTTCCCCAGCGATGAAGAAAGCGCTGACCGCTGGTTTAAGTGCAAACTGATCTTTATCACCCTTGACGAGAAAAGCGGTGCCGAGAAAAAGACTTCTACCCAAGTGTTGGTTCAGGCTTCCGACTTGCGCGACGCAGTGAAGAAACTGGACGAGGGCATGAAAGGAACCATGGCAGATTATCAGATCGGCATGGTAGCTGAAACTCCTATTGTAGACGTATTCCCTTATGAAGTCAAAGGGGAAAGTAATGTAACAGAAGATAAAGAGGTAGTTCGTTTTATTAATAAGTTCCCTGAAGGGCAATGTACCGAAACTACAGTAGGTGGCAAACCGATTATTGTTGATAAAACTGGTGGTAAAACAAAAGTAATCCCTAACAATAAATCAGATACTAATGAAGGAGATCAACAGTGAAGAATATTTGCCAGATTGGGAGATAATTGAAGGTTGATACAACAGAGAGGAAGGATGAATATTACTCGTTCCTCTCTATAATAGTTAAAGTAAAATATATGGCAACAGATTTAATCTTATCTAAAGAAAGTAGCGAAAGCGAAATCAATGCGTATTTCAATGTAGTGTTAAAGTTATCACAATCTGATAACGAGTTCCCAATCAACCTTGATGAGGTGTGGCCTTTGGTTTACTCTGAAAAGAGTAAGGCGGTAAGAGCTTTAAAGGAAACATATATTGAGAATGTGGATTATATTCCACTCGCCCAAAATGGCGAACGGTGTGAGGATGGTAAATTCAATGGAAGTAACAGAATTGACTACAAACTTACTGTATCTTGTATGGAGTTCTTCATCGCCCGCAAGGTCAGACCGGTATTTGAGGTTTATCGCCAAGTATTTCACCAAAGCGTCTGGAAAGTAATCGAAAACCAGAACAAACCCAAACGTGAACCATCACTAACAACTAAAGTCCGCGTTGGTCTTGAATGGGTAAAAGGTGTAAGTGAAGTGCTTAACTTGAATGATTCTTCCAAACTATCTCTAATTAGCAAGGTTGCTGCACCTCTTGGACTTCCTACTCCGGATTATATCCAGTCACATGGTATCCTCAAATCCGCTACTGAATTACTCAAAGAAGCGGGTTTGTCCATCAGCGCACAGGCATTTAATCAAAGAGCGATTCAGAAAGGTATCTTGTGTGATATGAAAAGGAAATCATCAAAAGGTAAAGATAAGCATTTCAAATCCATAACCGAATCCGGGCTTGCGTATGGTGAGAACCAAGTCAACCCTAATAATACCAAAGAAACACAGCCGCTTTGGTATGAAGAGAAATTCAATGAGTTATTGATGTTGCTTGATTTTAAACTTGCTAGGGTATTATGACATACGAAGAAATGAAAGCTAAATATTGCGGAACCAATATTCGCAGAAAGCCAAAAAGTGAAGAACATAATATACAAGCATCTTGTGTTAAATGGTTTCGCAACCAATACCCCCAATTAAGAAACATCTTATTTGCTGTTCCTAACGCAGCAAGAAGAAGTGCTAGAAACGGGGAATACATGAAAGAAGAAGGGATGCTTTCGGGAGTTGCAGATCTGATACTTCTTAAAAGTAATCGTTTCTACGGTGCTTTGTGTATAGAAATGAAAAAGCCAGGTGAGTACCAAAGACCGGTACAAAAAGAATGGCAAAAGGAATGCGAGGCGGCTGGAAACAAATATGTCGTTGTCCGGTCTTTGGAGGAATTTATAGAAGTTGTGAATGGTTACTTAGCAGAAATATAAATATTATGGAAACGGAATTATTTAAAAACAAGACAATGAGTTCGCTTGAGATTGCCGAACTTACAAGCAAACAACACGCCCATGTTATGCGTGATATTCGCAATCTATTATCACAAGGAGTAGCCGAATCCAATTTTGGATTGGCGGAATATTCGGATAATCAAGGGAAACCAAGACCATGTTTCAATCTCACCAAGAAAGGTTGTCTGATCCTCGCATCCGGCTACGACGCAGTACTCCGTGAAAAAATTATTGATCGCTGGGAATCCCTCGAAACAGGTAAGGCTGAACCTATGGCTAAACAGTCTCTTACTCCTTCCGAGCTTATTCTCCAACTTGCGCAATTCAACGTTGAGAATGAACGTAAGATGAAGGCTTTGGAAAGCAAGCAGGAACAAATGCAAGCGGAGATTGAGGAAATCAAGCAGCGTACTACCACGGACCTGCACCAATCCACAATCGTAGCCTACATATCAAGAAACAGTATCAAACTGGATGTCTCACGCTACGGAGCGATGGGACGGAAAGCGTCAGCTCTCTGCAAGAAACGCGGTGTTGAGCCGACAAAAATCCATGATGTCCGTTGGGGAACAGTGAAAGTTTACCCCGATGAGATACTTGATGTTGTTTTTGGAATGGGGATTTCAAATATAAACTAATAAATAGAAAAATGAAGAAATACGAATATAGAACATTTCTACTTCGTCCTATGGACGATGGTTATAGGCATAATTATCAAGAATACACTACTGATAAACTCAATGTTTTAGGTAGCCAAGGTTGGGAAGTTGTATCAGAACTATCGTCAAGTTATGATGGCATAATGCTATTGTTGAAAAAAGAAATATTGGATGAAAGAATAGAATCGAATATCGTTCCTCGTTCCTTTTCTGGGTTTCATAAGTCTTCTGATAATGATGAAACCGAATGAGTTGCAAGAATGGCATAAGCTATCAGAAAAGCTTGTTGCATTTACGAGTAATTGTAGTGAAGATATAAAACCTTACATCGTTGGACAATTGCAGGCTTTGTTAGAAATATTGTCTGCGCAAATTGATTTTGAAAAATAATCATATCATGAGAAAGAAAGCAGAAATTAAAAAGTACGATGCTAACGTATTAGATACGATTGGCAAGGACGGTGATCTGTTGTCACTTACTGATTTGTGGAAAATTGCAGGCTCACCAAAAAGCAAAAATCCCAACGATTGGCTTAGACAAGATATTGCATCTGAATTAGTTAATACGGTATCCGGGATTTTAAATACGGTTTCAAACCGTATTATAAAAACAAAGCGCGGTAAATTAGGTGGTTCGTATGCCCATAGACAAATAGCTCTTGCTTATGCAAAATATCTTGACCCTGCGCTTCATGTATTAGTCAATGAGGTTTTCTTTCAAAGAATAGAAGAAGAAAAGAACCCCGATTTGATAGGTCAACGATATATTAAAGCTTATAAGAAAAGAGGCAAAGACAACAAATGGATTTCTGAAAGACTAAAATCAATAGATTCACGTAACGAATTTACCAAGACGCTTGCCGCTCATGGAGTGACAGGAGAAGGTTACAGAAATTGCACAAACGCAATATACGAGCCCTTGTACGGTGGTACGGCATCGGTCGTTCGTGAAAAGAAAGGTTTAATCAAAGGTCAAAGCGTTCGTGATAATATGTCTCGTGTAGAACTTGCCGCTGTTGGACTTGCTGAAGCGCTCGCTTCCGATGAAATAGACAAAAAAGATATACGAGGTAATGGTAAGTGTGAAGTTGCTAGCAGAAGGGCATCACGCTCTGTTGCAAATGCTCTGATAGATCATAAGAAATATATTATATGATTATCATCCACAAAACCATGTACGAATATTAAACTAATAATAAGCCTGTGTCGATTGGCTCAACTCCTATTATCGGCAAATCGTTCTTTGACATTTTGTTTTCAGCTTTTAATCTTCCTTATATTGCATAACTGCAATAAAAAAGCGTCACTCTACATGACGCTTTTCTATTACAAATTTAGTATTATTGATTATCAAAGGCTGTTAAGCCATTTTTTACCAGACTTGGTATTAAGCCAAATAGCTATTCCAGCCCCTACGGCGCTAGTAAACATGAATATTATCGTTAATCCGTTCATAATATTCTATAAATTCTTGATCCATTTCTTCCCGGATGGAGTTTCGGTATAAATCAAGAATAGCACCGCTATAACAGCCAACACAACAAATACAAATATTCCTGCATTCATATCAATTCATTTTAATAAGTTGTTTCCAATTTTCGCCCATGAATAAGCTAATATACAACCAACAAGTAACATGATTAAAAGTTTTAAGTTTATAACGCTACCTTGAAAAAATAGCACCATACCACCAAGAACCAAAGCTGTATATGTTAATTGTGAAAGATTAAAGAAATACCCTGCAAGCTTTTCCCGCCTGGTCTTGTCTTTCTCCTTTCCTTCTCTTTTTTCTTCTTGTCTTTCGCTCCAGCTACCCATGTTATACTGTTATATGTGTATCACAATGCAAAGTTAGCAATTCCATTTGAGAATTAAGTCACAAAATAGTTAAAAGAAAATGTTAGGTGTTGGTTGTATAGTCACTTTTAAAAATTATTATTATATTTGCCATGCGTTGGGTTGTACTTATTAAAATTAGAATTAATCAGAGGATTAAGATATAGAAAGCTGTGTAGGTCACAACCCCCTGCATGGCTTTCGCCTTTTTATCTCCGCATGAAGAAGTGCGGTACGTCCTCGAACGAAAAGACATTATTATGGACAACATTCAGATTTTTAAGAATGAATCGTTTGGTGAAGTGCGAGTAGCCGGAACAAGTGAAGAACCATTATTCTGCTTGGCAGATGTTTGTAAAGTGCTTGAGTTAGGAAATCCCAGTCAAGTAAAAACAAGACTTTGTGGTGAGGTCATTACTAATGAGGTCATCCCGGACTCTCTTGGTAGACAACAAGAAATGATTTTTATTAATGAAGACGGTTTGTATGACGTAATACTTGATAGTCGTAAGCCACAGGCTAAAACTTTCCGTAAATGGGTAACTAGTGAAATCCTTCCTTCAATCCGCAAGCATGGCATATATGCTACCGACAATGTTATTGACCAGATATTGAATAATCCGGATTTCGGCATTGAACTTCTCACTAAGCTAAAAGAAGAACGGTCGGCACGCATTGAAGCAGAGAAACAGGTAGCAGTACTAACTCATGTCAATAAAACCTATACATGTACGGAAGTTGCTAAAGAATTGGGGCTTAAATCGGCAATTGAACTTAACAACCGTTTAAAAGAACTTGGCGTACAATACAAAGTTAATCAGACGTGGGTGCCATATACTAAATACGCTACTCTTGGCTGGTTTGATATAAAGCAAGAGGTTGCTGACAATGGGCATATTATCTACCATAGAAAGATTACCGGAATTGGTAGACAAGGTATCATTAATCTTATTAATTCTTAGCTGATATAAATAAAGGGATGCATTTGCATCCCTTATATTCATCTATACATCGCGGTGCAGCTTATAAATAAGGCTATAATAGACACGATAAGAGAAAGTATCCCGGCTATTACTCCGATAACAGTCCAGTTGATAGGGTTTCGTAAATTGGGATTCTCACAAAGGTAGTGTTTTCCTTCATCGGTGGTTTTGGCATCTTCTACTGCTCCACCTTCCAGATATGCGGCTTTTACTAGTCCTTTCCTTTCAAGTGATCGTACGGACAAGTTGTAGACGTGCAAAGGAAATACACAAGGGCACTGACCGTTGAACTTATCAACGATCCTAAGTGTCTCTTTTTCCTCCTTAGTGAGTTTTATTCGTTTCATAGATTTACTTTTAATTCTATTCCTGCTAAATCAAAATATATGTTCTGAAGTTGATTCAGATATTCTATTTGCTTAAAAACTCTGTTAGAGCGCATTACTCCATAGAAGTTAGTACGAGTATTATATAATATCCAGAAATCTTCTATAGTCAATAATCGTTGTTCTTTTATTTGGAATTCATAATACTCGACATTAAATCCGCACTTTAACAGCAATCCTTCTGTGAGAGAAATAGGTTCTACCGTAGAAATAGGAACTTCGCCGTAAAAAGTCCCACCATTTACATGACATTCCAGGTACAAGGAATTAAGACTAATGGCATGTACTTTGCATATAGTACCTGCAGGTATTTCAACTCCTACGTACTGGTAATCTTTCGATAGCTTTACATAGTTGCCTAACCTTAGTTCTTTTGTATCCATAGCTTGCTATTGTCCTATCTGGTTTCTGGCTTTAGTTCAACATTCACGCTAACAGGGAACTCGTTTCCGCAGTGTGGGCATTTTACAGAATGGGCGTTTGAGGGAAGCTGCACTTCTTCTGGGGACGCGAATAGCTGCCACATGGGGACGTTGAGGGCGGTGGCTATTTTTTCAAGTGTAGCAGTTGTCAATGATTCAGCTGCAACCATTTGTCTAACAGCAGATAGGCTTACATTCATTTTATCTGCCAATTCTTGTTGTGTGTAATGTTTCTCTTTTAAAAGTTCCTTTATTCTCATAATTATCTTTTTGATTTCAAAAATACAGATTATTTATGAAGAATACAGTATATACTGTGTTAATTTATGCAAAAGAAATGGTATATTATGACTGTTTTATTTGGTGATATGCAGTAAATACTGCATCTTTGCATCAAATAAAAGAACTAATAATAATTAACTCCTAAATATATGAAACGCTACAATTTATCAGAGATAATGAAAAACGCTCACAGATCGTATAAGTATTCAGGCAAGAAGCAAGGCAAGACCTTCGGTGAATGTTTAAAGTCAGCATGGAGACTTGCCAAACTTCAATCTAACTTCACGGTAGAAGCGGTAAAAGAAAGAACTGATAAATACCTAGCAGAAAGACACGAAGCGATGAGCAAAACAGCTAAAGCTGCAATGCACGAAGGATACAATAACAAGAACATACCGGTATCGGCTTATTACAATGTAAATAGTACTGGTAGATTCGGTTCGCGCTACGTAGGTGATTGATTATTTGAATATTAAATATATAGAGTAATGGACAATATTTTGAACTCAACCGTTGAAATGAGTCAAGCCGAGCTGATTCTTCAGTTGGCCAAGACAAATGTAGAACAGGAGAAAAGGCTTAAATTGACAGAACAAAGATTAGCTGCACTTGAAGATAGCGTAAAGAAATTATCTTCAAAGTGTATCGGTAACTATGGATGTTCAACGATGTCATCGTATATCCAGAGGTACAAATTGCCGATCTATGTGAGTGACATTTCGAAGCTTAGTAATGATGCTGCACGCTTATGTAGGAAAAGGGGGTATCCTGTCAACAAGGTAAATATTGAGCGTTTCGGTACAATCAATGTTTATCCGGACTTCATTCTCCACGAACTACTGGATGACTATATAAGAACTACACAGCGTCTAAATGGAAGTATAATGGGATAATAATATAAACTATAGAGCAATGATTAAGGTAGATATAAAACAGTACATGGCTATGTTAAGCTCATTCACCGAATGTGCGCAATATAGATCCGAATGTTACCGGTTAGAAGCTGAAAACGAAAAGTTGAGATCCAAGCTGTTAGATAGCTTAAAGGTTTCTCGTTCTCCCCGTAATCAGGTCGACTACTTTGATTATGGTAGCCGAATGGGAGCTAACTAAGTATGAAAGTTGTGTCAGGGATTCGTCCTAGCACTTTAAGTTGATGCCAATCGACGCAGTGACAATCTGAAAAATGGTTGTCACTGTTTTACCGGTTTTAAGTAGTTCTAAGTGAATCATGCAATTTAAAATAACAATATCATCCTTGATTATTCAAGGTAATATAGAGTTGAAAATAGTATATAAAACAATTTAATGAAGTAGTAATGAATGGAATATTAATAAATGGAGTTTTCCATGAAGCCATACAGTCAGATACTGCAAGTTTTAAATGCGATAAATGTTCGTTGAAAGATTTTTGCGAAGAAATTGGTACGTCTACCTTATCTTATTTTCCTCTTTGCGAACATTTGACAAATGATAAATTAATGGTATTTGTCAATCGTGGAAATGTTAATATAAAAACAGAAGATGTTACGCAAAGCAAAGTTTAGAATTGATTTCAAGGCATGGCAGTATGGTGGAAAAATGATAAAGATGTCTGAGGACTTAACTTTACCATACCGCACTGAAGAAACCAATATGCATAGCTCATCAACTGTATATCGTGCTGCAATGAATGAAATACAGGGAATACTTGAAACTGCGATAGAAATAAAACATATCTATTTGCTTACAGAATATGAAGAGATTAATCAATAATAACGAAGTTATGATGGAAAAACTATTAGTATGGAGAATATACTCAACAGCAGATGTATTTGGAGTTAAATTTTTTTTTCTGAAGATGGCAGGAAAAGATTTTCTTCTGCCATGTTGTTCAGGGGATTGATGGGAAATTATTTGGAATAGCTAATAACTAGAATAGAGATGAGTAAGATTATATTTCTCGACTTTGACGGTGTGATAACCACGGTGAAAAGTAACTGGAATCTTGATAAGGAAAAGATGGAACTGGTTAAGCAAATATGTGATGCGACTGGAGCGAAGATAGTAATATCTTCTTCTTGGAGAAGATATACTTTGGAGCAGACATTAGAACTTATCACAACTAAACAGATTGAGAATGGATTCCAATCTTTTTTATATCCTGAAGATGTTATGGGTATTACTGCAAGAATGTATGCTTTTAAGTCCGGTAATAGAGAAACTCATTATGGATTATACCGAGGAGTTGAGATAGAACAATGGTTGTCAGAGCATAAGGATGTAACCAATTATGTAATCCTTGATGATGATTCAGATATGTTGCTTTCTCAAAAGAAGCATTTCATAAAAACTCATGCTTTACGTGGAATATCCAAGCGTGATGTAAAAAGGGCTATTAATATATTAACTAAAACATGAATAGGTATGAAAGAACCTTTTACTGTAGAACAAGTCAAGAAGATGTATTTTTCGCAATTTGATGAAATTTCTTGGTATATAGAGCATGATAAATTTAAAGTTAATTCTATTCGTCGATGCCTTAAGGAAAATGAGAAATGTTATTTGGGCAATTTATTAGAGACAGCTAAACGTTATTTTTCTGGCAGTTTGCGAGATTTCCAAAAATGTGGGATTAATACTGTTGAGATAAAAAAAGAATGGGAGAAAGTGATTGATGAAATCCAAAAAGAAATTGTCAACAATTTGTAATTATTTAGAAATGAGTAAATTAAAACGCCTACAATACGGTTACTTTCTGATAAAAGGGATAAACCTAAAGGAAGTAATGATAGAGAATAGATTTTATAGAAGATATATCGACCATTTAGGAAGACTATCTAAAAATCACTTACCTTTTTAATTAATTAGTAACCAGAATAGATATGAAGAAAATTGAATTTTACCCAGGAATCAATCTTGATAAAGCATATCAAGAATTGCAGGACAATGCACCATGTTATGGTGAATTTAACGAGAAAACGTTGTATTCTACTGATTCTCTCGATGACGTGTATGTCAAAGTGACTGGCAAGTCAAAAGTAGAGCATGATGAATATATTCGCAAAATACGCGAAGAGTATGAACGTAAAGAGGCGGAATTTAAGGCTAAGATTCCGAAATTAACCGAAGATTATAAAAACGTGCAAGAGGTATTATTCCGGAAGAGTATTTGGAGTTATGGAATGAAATACTTCCTATCAGACTGAATGATCTCTATCATGGCATGGAACTTGACTGCTGGTTAGAATTAGTCGCAGTATTGAATGATACCTCTAAGAAAGAACTGGAAAGATTTGAAATATGCCGGTCTTTATTCACCAGGCAAGGTCATAGCGGAATGAGTGCAGGTCTTGTTTTTAATGGCCTGAAGTGTTTTCATCCATTAGGGGAAGCGTTAGTATCATATATTAAAGATCCTATAAAAGTATAATGCCAGTATGGAAGAAAGCAAAAGAATTGGCGAAATCACTCTCGGATATGGAAGTGAATCCGCAAGAAAGGTAGAAATCAAAGATATGGTCCGGTGTGAATTTGCAGATCACAGACTTGTTACCATTGCACATACAGATGAAGATGCTTACTTATTATCGGTAGAAGATCCTCAAAGTACCGGCCGTGCTTCCCAAACTAATATGTATTTGACAGAAGGTAGTGCTGTTGCCCTTCTTTATACTCATATCCTATATCTGGAACATAACGGAATAGATGTAAATGAGTTATTCAAGAAATACATACTTGATGACCAAGAAATCAAATACGAATTTTCACCTAAAGATTAATATTATATCATTATGGAAATAAACTGTAAATACTGCCCTAAAAATGATGGTACAGGTGCGTGCAATATAGACAATTGTCCTCTGCCTCCTATTATACAGGAAATAGAAGAAATGCAGTCGTTTCTTGAAACAACAGCTAGTGACAATCCTAAAGAACTTATAGATCGATTGACTGATATAAATGTATACCTTGCAAGAAGTGGAAAACTTCTAGCTGATGCAAAAGCGTACCAAGATCAAGTGACTGCAAATGTATATTCACAGCACATGGAATTCATATCACGGGTTCCGGCTACTGTTGCAATTAAGTTTGTTTCAGCTCAAAGTGTGACTGCTAATCAGTTAGTTGTATGGCTAGATCGCATAAATCGAACTCTTGTTCACGCTGGAGATAACATACGTACTCAGATATCTTTTGCAAAGCAGGATTTGGCATTACAAAGGAAAGGATATTAGAAAAAATGTTAATCACGGAAAAATAACTGTTCAAAAGTGACATTAGAAATGTTATTTATTTGTAGCTTTACACCGTGAAAAGAATAGATGCGATTGGTGGAACTCTCGTATAACAAAGATATAGGTCAGCTCTGTATGAGTAGTTGTTTCCGAGTTCCACAAATAGAAACAATGAAAATATAGAGCTTCTTTTATAACCAACCATGAATGGGGTAAATGTAGCTATAAATGAGTATGATACAATCTAAAAAGCAGAACATTGATTATTTCCCTAAATGGAAACCTCAAATGGGAACATTGGGAATGCTTTCTAACATTTCAGAAAAAGTTAGATATAAAGCCTTAAGAAATTCATCAAGTGCCTTTATAAAGCGAATGGATGTAAGAAGTATGATATTCTCAAGAGATGGATATAAATGTGTCATCTGCGGTTCTTCTGATGACTTACAAATTGACCATATACATTCTGTATATTCCGTGATTAAAGGAAAATTTCCGATTGAAAAATTAAACACAATAGAAAATTTGAGGACATTATGTAGGCATTGTAACGCATCAAAAATACCTTAAAATGGGAAGGAATAAGAAGATCGGTCTTGATTATTTCCCTTTTGATGTTGACTTTTTTCAGGACATAAAAATAAGAAAACTAATCAAGTACCAGCGTGGCAAGGCCGTCACTGTATATGCTCTCCTGCTTTGTCTTATCTATAAGAATGGGTATTACATGTTGTGGGACGAAGAGTTGCCCTTCATATTATCGGAACAAACCGGTTTTGAAGAAGCGTATATACAGGAGGTCGTCAGATGTTGCCTGGCACTAGGGTTGTTTTCTAAAGAACTCTTTGATAAGGAAAAAGTTCTCACTTCAATCGGAATACAAGAACGCTATAAACGAATATGTGATGATTGCAGAAGAAAGTGTGAATTTTCAGAGTTTAACCTTATTTCTTCCGAAGAAAAGCGTATTTCTTCCGAAGAAAAGCCGATAACTTCCGAAGAAAGTACACAAAGTAAAGTAAAGGAAAGTAAAGAGAATATTATTATTCCCCCCACACCCCCCAAGGGGGTTGAGGATTTAGAAAAAGTTATTTCTGAAAAAGATCATGCTTTGAATGAGGCTTTAGCTAAGATCAAGGAACTTGAAAAACAAAGTTCTCAAAACAAACCTGCAAAGCCCAAGCGGTCCAATGGACTAAATGCTAACGCTCGCAAAGCCTTTGAGGAGCATTTCAGAAACACTTTTGGCGAAGAATATTACTGGACTGCCAAAGATGCCGGCAATATGTCCCAGTTACTTCGTAAGCTAACATTTTCACGGGAACAAAGACAGATGCCCGTTGATGATGCCTCTGTGTTGTACGCTCTCCAAGTATTCCTCACGTCCGTCAAGGATAGTTGGTTGCTGGATAACTTTAGCGTAGCTAATATTAACTCGAAGTATAACGAAATCGTTTCTAAAGCAAAAAATGGAAATTCTGGAACAGGAGCTATCGGATCGTCTACAACAGGTTCAACAGAAAAATTCGTTTGCAGCAAAGCTGAAAAAGGAGCAGATCGGGAATCTGATAGAGCGCCACAGAAAGACTATTCTTCAAGATTTTGAATATGATTTGACGAATCCCAATGAGTTTTATGCCCATCGTGATTTTATCAAGTATATCGGGAATAACTATATGGGGCGTGAGTTCAGAGAGTTTGAAGTAGACGAAAACAACTCGAAAGTGTTGTCTTTCCTGCTTTACTACTTCAATGGATGCCGATATGCAGAACAGGTTTTCCCAGATGAAGATTATAAAATCCATAAAAACCTGCTACTTGTCGGAGAACCCGGTACTGGTAAAACGATGCTGATGCAGATTTTTTCTGATTATTTACGATTGACTCATAATCCGAATACTTTTGAAAATCTATCGGTTACTCAAATGATGAACTATTACAAGATGAATGGTCATATTGACCGACATACGTTCAATGAAGGACAATCGAAAGGATTTAAACCGGAACCGTTTAATATCTGTTTAAACGATATTGGGCTGGAAACAGAGAATCAGAAAAGTTATGGCACTAGTCTTAACAGTGTGATAGATGAATTTTTATATGCAAGATATGAGATTTATCAGCAATTTGGTAAAATGTACCACATAACGAGTAATCTTGATGCAGAAGAATTTAAAAAACGTTTTGCTGATCGACTTGTTGACCGGTTTAAGAGTTTTAATCTCATTCCCCTTACAGGGAATAGTAGAAGGAAGTAATTGATTATTAACAGGTTAATTAATTATAATGCCTTGCAAATAAGGAAAGTAACGTTTGTTTACAAGCTGCAAAATAAGTAACTTTATACCTGTAAATCAAAAATTATATAAGTTATGAAATCAAGCAACATTAAACGTTTAAAAAACTGTTCTTATTTTAAGGGATTTATTTATAAAGTTTATAGCCCCAATAAACCAAAAAGTTTTGATGACGAACTGTCGGCTATGGATTTTGCTAGTAAATTAAATGCTCCTTGTCGAGTAATTATTGCAGTCCAATTAACTTTTGATTCTATAAGTCAAAAAGAAGCATTCCTTATCGCTAATCAAGATTTAAGAAGTGATATTGTAAAGTCATCTAATTCTAGTCTTGAAGTCGATTGTTCCAACGCTTTATTTCTTTATGGGAAAATAGTAAATGCAATGTCTGGATTTAAGACTAAGTCAATGTTTGTAAATAAATAAAAACATAAGAGCAATGAAAACAATTAGAAAATTAACAAAAAAAGAAGTGGTACTCAACAGGCTTACTCAATCTATTCTTATGCCTGTTATCTACCTACTAAATCACAAAACCAATAACCGAACAGATGATGATCCAAGGTTATCCAGTAATTTGTAACGGTATTCATTATCAGGGAAGATACCTGAAACCAATATGTAAACGCTGCGAGTTATATACAAAAGCAAAGCAGCCATTTCATAAGTCATGGCGCATAAGTGGAATTGAAAAATGTATAATCAACTATGTTAGTAGGAACAACAAATCTTAATACGACTCTCAACCTGACGTATGTGTTGACAGATGTCGTAGAAACTCTTCTCCTTGACATGAGAAGTGAAATGAAAAAACAGGGCTATGATTTGCGTTACGATGCCAAGCACAATTTCAACACGGCGATAGCAGCTATACGCCGGCTGAAGCAAGATGTAGACAAGACCCAGCTTTCTACTCAGGAGAACTTCGGAAACGACTCAGACTGTCTCCTTGCCTTCATCAAGCTGCTGATAGATCGCTGCGGTGACGACGACAAGAAGATGTTCGCGTTCTACAACTACATCAAAAGTTATCCTTCGCAGCTAGAGCTTGAGCTGTCTGACGAGAAGAGTGTATTTGCGCATATTTTTAATTGATAACAAATCAATAATGAACAAAAAAATAATACTTGACGCTTGTTGTGGAAGCCGAATGTTTTGGTTTGACAAGAAGAATCCATACGTTCTCTTTCAAGATATTCGTGATGCCGAATATGTTTTATGTGATGGTCGTAAGTTGGAAGTTCATCCTGATGTGGTTGCCGACTTTACAGCAATGCCATATTCGGACAGTTCTTTTAAACTTGTAGTCTTTGATCCTCCACACCTTGATAATGCAAATGAGGGTGCATATATGGCTCAAAAATATGGAACGCTTCGACGGTTTAAATGGCAGGAAGATATAAAGAGGGGATTCAGCGAATGTATGCGAGTGCTTGAACCGAACGGAATACTGATTTTTAAATGGAACGAAACTCGTATTCCTGTAAGACGGATATTGGAGATAATCAATGAGCGGCCGTTATTCGGGCATAAGTCTGGAAAGGCATCTAAAACTCATTGGATGTGCTTTATGAAATTACCAATTAACGAATAACACTATAGATATGAGTGAAACCGAAATTTTGAAAGATCGAATAGAGAGCTTACAAGCTGCTCTTGTTGCAAAGGAAGAAACTCACAAAATAGAGATCTGTAAGCTAATAGAAATAGATTTGAATGATACTGTGAGTGTAGAATTAACAGAATGGGGAGCCACATATCTTAATGCGACGAATGCATTTAAGAAAATTGCTACTCCGCAGAAATGCCATTATAAGACTGACTATAAAGCGGGTGATTGTTTACAAAACCAACTTTGGCAGTTAATATTGGAGTTTAAAGATGGGATTAGGTTTGATAAAGAGAAGGCTTTTAATAAGTTGACAAAAGTAATTAATTAATAACAATTAAAGTATGAGCGAAATAGAATATATAGAACAACCAAAAGCGATAGCTAAACTTGTTCATAAGTCGACCAAATCTATTATTCCAGTTTACAAACCATTAAATTGGTTTCAAAGACTAATGATAAGATGGTGTTTTGGGTTTAAATATGAAAGGATTAACTAATAACAATAGAGGTATGAATAAAATAAAGAACCGTAGGCTTGCTCTACGAGCCTATAAAATCAGAGTCAAACAATACCCTTACAATAAGCCATTGATTGATAGAAACAATCTAGCTTTTGTTCGTAAGGAAAATGACGGAAACCGATGTGATTGTTTCGGGCATTGGCGTAACTATTGGAATACAAGACCATTTTAATCATAACTAACTAGAAAGAAATCAAATGAAAATATTAGTAAGTTTTTCCGGTGGTAAGGATTCGCAAGCCTGCTTGATCCAAGCTGCCAAACAATACGGAACCGATAAGATAGAAGCGGTATTCTGCGATACAGGCTGGGAACATCCCGATACCTATCAGCATATAACAGACGTTTGCACACAGATGGGCGTTAAATTGACAACGCTAAAATCAAAGTATGACTTCGTTTCTTTAGCAGTCTATAAAAAGCGGTTTCCCTCTACAAAAGCGAGATTTTGCACAGAAGAATTAAAGATGAAACCTATGATTGATTATGTGCTATCCCTAAAGGATAGTTGCATTATCATTCAAGGGATCAGGGCGTCTGAAAGTGCATCACGAGCAAAGATGGAGCCTGAATGTATGTACTTTAAAGAGTATTTCAAGAGAGTTCAGTATGTAGATAAAAAAGGGAGAGTTAAAGAGAAATGGGCGCAAGCTACCGTAGAAAAGAGGTCTTAGAGTGGTGTAAACAATTTGATGCGTCTGTTAGTCGTCCCATTTTTGATAAATCGGCTCAATGGGTGATTGATTGCATACTCGATGCTGGGCAGCAACCAAATCCATTATACAGAAAGGGGTGTTCCCGCGTTGGCTGTTATCCTTGCATCATGTGTCGGCAAATGGAAGTTGTCATATTGATGAAAGACGAACCAATGAAAATACGGCTGTTAGATGCTGAACATAAAATTGGAAGATCTTTTTTCTCTCCTGACTACATCCCTAAATATGCTTGTGCAAATGGTAAATATCCAATGGTTGAAGATGTGTTTAGGTATATAAGTGATAAAAATGCGACATTGGATATGTTCGAGCCTGAAGGCGGTTATGCTTGTATGAGCCTATTTCATGGGCTTTGCGAATAGAAGTTTAATTCAAAACAAAACAGAAAGGAATTAAATGAAGATGCAATCTAAGATAGATTATTCCATAGCCTTACTTCGTAAATGCGAACAGATGGCACTTGATTATGACCCGGAGGATGGCTTTTACTTAGCGTTCTCCGGTGGCAAGGATAGCCAAGTCCTTTATCACCTTGCGAAGATGGCAGGAGTAAAATTTAAGGCTCACATGAACCTTACGAGCATCGATCCACCCGAAGTTATCCGCTTTGTAAAACGGAACTACCCGGATGTGGAATTGATTAAACCAAAGATGTCTATCTATGATATGGCTTTAAAAAAACACTTATTACCTACAAGAACAATCCGTTGGTGTTGCGCTGAATATAAAGAGATGTCCGGTGCTGGCAAGGTTACCTTGATTGGCATTAGAAAAGCAGAAAGCGTCCGGCGCTCTAAGCGTGAAGAGATTGAAATAAGCGGTCACAAATTTAGCGGCAACTTCGACCAATTCTCTGAACACAAAGAAAAGATGGTTACTTGCGTGGGAGGAAAGGATAAGATACTTGTTTCTCCGATAATTCACTGGACTGATAGGGACGTATGGCAGTTTTTGAATGGGAATAGCATAGAGCATTGCTCGTTGTATGATGAAGGCTATAAGCGCATCGGATGTATTCTCTGCCCAATGTCTAACTATAAGCAGAAGTTAAAAGATTATCAGCGCTTCCCCCATGTGAAACGTAAATGGATTCAGACCATACAAAAGTTGATTGATGCCGAATATGTCAACCACAACTTTACCGATGCAGAGTTTGGCTTTTATTGGTGGATAAGCGATAAAGGTTTTGACCAATATTATGCAGACGAAGTACTGCAACAGAAAATAGAGTTTAACGTATAACTAATTAAGAAATGAACAAAATAACAATTGAGATAACCGCTACAGGATGGACAACTACTGTAAGCATCAACGGTGAAACTTTTAGTGAGAAGTTTGAACGAACTTTCACAGGTGCAAAAAGCGTAGAAGGTAATTTGGAAGGAGTAGAACAGATTCCTGATGAAGTGATAGATGCCATTCAATCAAGTGCTTATTATGATTGCATGGCTGCTCTTAGAGATATCGAATAACTATCAAAAATTAAGAAAGGAACTAAAGTATGACACAAGAAAAATTCATTGCATTGTCAAAGGAAAAGGTTGCAAAATTGAATAAAGGTTCAAAAGAAGCGGAAGAAGCATGGAGAGCCGGATATCTGTATTTAGCAGAACAGCTACGCATCAGTTTCAATAACAAGACACAACTTTACTTTTTAGAAGAAGTAGAAGAAATCGTCGAGGATTCTTACGAACTTGATGAATTTGAATAACGTATAATAATACGGATATGGACAAAAAAAAAGATATAACAAAGAGATATACAAAAATGGCATCAACCATTGAAGATGCTAAAATATACGATGGTCGCGGAACGTATGATTTATATGAGTGTGAAAAATGTGGTCGTAATAAAATTACCACATACGCAGACAAAGGTGTTACTCCCTTTATTATTGGATGTAGTTGTGGTGGGTTAATGCAACATACAAGGTCCTTTAAGAATGTGCCGGATTACATTCGAGTATTTAGGTGGAAAAGACCTACACTTGAACAGACAATGAAGCTATCTAAAGGGATGATGGAACATGTTCTTAATGGAGGGCTGGTATTAGATATAGATGATGAAGATTTAGAAGAAAGGAGGAAATATGAAGAATATTAAAGATTTAACAATCAAAGTAACTTATCGAGTTGGACTTGGAAATGTTGAAGTCCCTGATGAAGTTTATAATGAATTAGCTAAAGCCTATGATGAAGGTGGTGATGTACCTGAATGGGATGATGAGCTTGAAAACGCAAAAGAATGGCTTAGTGATAATATTCGAGAAGCGGATGCAATGGAATGGGAATATGAGATTGATGATTTTCAAAATGAATAATTAAAAAAATAAATTATGAAACAGACATTAGAAGAAGCAGCTATACAAGGAGCTCAAGGATATAATATAGTTAAAAGAATATTTATAAATCCGGATGGAGGAACAGCATGAGAATAAAGAATAAACGAACAGGTGCTATGTATCAATCTGACACACTTGTAAAATCGTCAAGCGGATTTTTCTGGGATAAGAAAAACCAGATGGGGGCTATAAATTTACTTTTTACCGAAGATGATAGTTGGGAGGAAGAATCAGTGACTCCGTGGATCAGCGTAAAGAACAGGTTACCGCAAACAGATGATGACCTGTACATAGTGCTTGATGTTAGGATGAATCCTCCCGGATGTGGAGTGTGTGATTTTAATCCTAAGACAGAGACTTGGATTGACTATGGTGGCAATATTGTGCGCCCTACCCATTGGATGCCAATTCCTCCTCTTGAATCAAATGATAACGAATAACAATAGAGAAAGGAACTAACTATGGGATTTACAACACCATGTTTTATTAGAAAAAACACTGAAAGATTAAGAGAGTCTTTGAAACGTTTAGGGATTAGACCACTTCTTTCTAATGAAAGATTAAATGCTATTGGAGACAACATTAAAGTATATCATGGGAGAGAAGCCGTTTTCTCTTGCTCCTATTCGCAGGAATTATATGGACATTTTCTTGATTGCGGGACAAATGAAAATTTATTTCTTGCTATTGCCGCATTAAGAGATGACACAGACCATAAAATACCTTCAACATGTGGCACGAGACAGACCATATGATGAAATGTAACAAGGTTGAGACAATAAAATCATCAAATTAGATAAATTTATGACTAAAAGTGACACTTTATATGTCATATTTTGTATCTTTACACCATAAAAATAAAAAAAGAGCAATGAAAATTTACACAAGTTATTTCGGTAATAGCCGAAAATTAAAAGAAGCAGGAATTAAAATTATTTGCGTAGCTATTGGACGGCCAAGATTTATTAGTGGAGTACCACAAATGGTTAATGTGGCTCCAACAAGGTATATGATAAGTGCCGCATGTTCCCATGATGAGTATCTTAGATTATACAACAATATTCTTGAAAGTCAAGATGCGAAGAAGGTGGTGGAGCAAATAAAGACATTAAGTGATGGCCAAGATGTTGCTCTATGCTGCTATGAGAAACCAGGTGATTTCTGCCATCGCCACATACTTGCAAAATGGCTTACCGAAAAGACTGGCATTGAAATCAAAGAGTTTGGAGTTGTTGAAAAGAAAGAACCTAAGTATGAACAAGCAAGTTTGTTCTAAAGATATGTGTGAGGCTTTTTATGGTTATGGATACACACGTCAATTGAAAACGGAAACCATTGGCAGCTTGGAATAGACAAGCAAAAGGTTGAATGGCGAAGTGATTAACGCAACGGTCCGCAAAACCGTTATTCGTGGGTTTGAATCCCACTTCAACCTCAAAGATAGAAATAACAACCGAAGTACAAGGCGATACTGTGGATTTTCTAATAAACGTTTTACAGACAGCCATATTGCGGAAATAGCTCATTGGTCAGAGCGTTGGCATTCCAGCCAAAGAGTGGGGTTCGATTCCCTGTTTCCGCTCGAATGTCGTTCAAGCTGGCTGGTTGATTGGTATTATGGTAGATGTGCATAGTTCGATTTTATGCGTTACTCTGGTATCGGTCAATCTTACAGCGTGGGAAGACATGCAAATTTGTTGGTGGTATGGCGTAATTGGTATACGCTAATCAAGATGTAAGGTGCAAAATTCCAGGATAACCGTTAATAACCAAACCGGAAACCTGCGAGACATCTTAGGAATGACTGAATTAAAAATCAGAAAGCCGCAAAAACTCCACCTGCAGGTTCGAATCCTGCTGCCACCACTAAGAGATAAAATGGTCATAGGGCGCTAAGACTAAATGAACGGAAATTCTAAGTGTACATAAGAATGGATGTCATCAAGACCGGTGCTGTTAGTAACAGGTTGAGTAGTTTAAAGATCGTAGGATAGCCAATCTACGGACGAAAGCGAGAAAGCAGACGATACTTGTGCAGGTTCGACTCCTGCTTATCTCTCAATGAAGAAATGGTTGATTTTGTATTTAAGCCTTCCTGGAATACGCCAGGAGGGCATTAAATCTAAATTAGTGTATGAAGTCATACATAACTTGTAAAATATACTGATATGTTCCAAGGAACGACACCACCTGAAGTAAAACTGCTCCTTCAAGATATAATGAAAGGCGTAGAAAAGAAAGATGTTTTTATCGGATGTTCCGGTAATTTCACGACCGACAAAATTATGTCCAACATGGGATATACTGTACATTCCAATGATGTAAGCCTATATTCTAAGCTAATTTCTGATCTGCTGCTTGACACAAATACAGATATTGAAGTTGTAAATCCTGAATTACGTCTGGTTTTTGATACTTGGAAAGATACAAGATATAAAAATCTTGTTCAGGTAATGTTTGCCATGAGAGTATCAGGCTTTCATCAAAGAAAGAATGATTATCAGGAGGAAATGTTCAATTCGTTTATAGAGCAGGCTGACATTTATTATCACAATACCATATCGAAATTAGAAAAGGGTGCTTTGAATTTTAATATAAGCAGTTTCTTTTATGGCGATTTTTTTGACTTCCTAAAAAGTAAAAAAGGTAAGGGGATAGGTATTGCTTTTCCTCCCACTTATAAAGGAGGATATGAGAAGATGTTTAGCTATGTAGAAGATAGTTTTAGATATGTTCATGCTCCCTATAATGTATTTGACCCCAAAGAAGGTGGGGTGATGTTTAAATGTCTTCTTGAGAATGATGAAAACATCATCTATTCTGATAGATATTTCCAGGAAATAAACGACTTCCTTGTTGGTAAGATAAACTTGGGGCCTGGTAAGAATCCGATATACACTTATTCTAGTGTAAAGCGGGATAAGCATTATTACATTGAACGTGATAAAAATATAAAGCCATCATGTATTCATATTTTGCCAATGGATTATGAATTTACAGATAGCACAGAAATATCAGCAAAGATATGCCCAGTTAGTGATGTGAACTACTATAAAGCATTTTACATGGCAAATAAGGTTAACTATACAACTGGTGGGGACTTGGGATTGGTATTCATGGCTGATGGAAAAGCGTTCGGTTTTTCTTCTTTTAGCAAAAAACTTTCTACTCTTGAGCAGATTTTTATGCGAAGCGATTTTGTTGTAAACTCAAATACTCAGAGATTGAGTAAATTATTGATCATGCTTGTTAAGTCTCATAATGTAAGAATGCTGATTGCCCGAAAAATGGCTAACTACTACGATGGAGTGAAGACTACCGTGTACACAACAAGCCCAATTTCAATGAAATATAGAGGAGTATTTGATTTAGAACGCCGAGATGAAGGCAAGCTAATGTATTCTGCTAATTTTTTAGATGATTCATTAAAGGATTTATATAGATTATGGTTGAAAAAATACAAGAAGTGAAAGATGTTCATCTTATTCAGGGGAAACTGGATGATGTAAACAAGTTGATTGCTCCATATAAGTTAGCATATGTAAGCCCTATAAACGATTGTGTTCCGTTGGAGAAGAATGCTCACTATATGGAAAAAAGCACACTAGATAGACTAACAGCAAATGTGGCTGAAGACGGTTTTTTATCTCAGCTCCCGTTTGCAATGAAACGAAATGACGGTAAATATCTCATTTTGTCGGGAAATCATCGCTTAAAAGCTGCTATTAAAGCTAAGTTGGAATATATTCTAATCTTGTATATTGAAGAGGTTGATAAAGATAAGCAGATTGCCTATGTGCTTAGTCATAATGCTTTAGTAGGCAAAGATGATGCTCAGATGCTTAAGGAGATTTATAGCGAGATGCGCACTATTGAAGCAAGAGAGTTTCCTGGTCTTAACGGCATTCAATTTATTGATACGGATAAGATTCCCACGGTCTCTATTAATGATGGGGATATAGAGCTTACCGAAATGAAGTTCTTGTTTACTGAAAGCAGGAGCAATGATGTCAAAGCTGTTCTAGCGGAACTAGAAAAACAGAAAATATCTGCAAATAGTTCGATAGTTGTCGGCTCCTATGAAGAATTTATTAAGGTAGCTACAGAGGTTAAGAAAAAATTTAATATAAAAAGTAATACGGTGGCTTTTGCACGTATGATTGATATTTGCAAAGCCTTTTTGCTTGAACTGAAAGAAGAGGAGGTATAATATGGCAGGGAGAGGTAGGCCCAAAATGGAGATTTCTCTTTATGATAAATATATAAAAGGGAAGGAAGATCTTATTATAGCAGACTGTAGGAATGGGGCTGACAATAAAGGTTTATGTGTGCGTCTTGGAATAGGACTTACTACGTTCAAAAGTATACTAAAGAAACATCCTGAAGTTATAGATTTGTTGAAGGAAGGTAAAGACGAAGCCGACATGAAGGTAGAGAGTGCTCTATATAAACGAGCTATTGGCTATGATATTGAGGAAACTACAACTGAGGTGAAAATAGGAGAGGATGGATCTGGTCAAACGACTGTGGTAAAGAAAACGAAAAAGCATGTCGCGGGAGATACAACAGCACAAATATTTTGGTTAAAAAATCGTAGACCAAATGAATGGAAAGATAAACAAGATGTAAATGTTACTAATGATGATTGGGTAGATGCTTTAAAATCATTAACCAGTTCATATAAGAATGGTGACAAAGGATGAAAAAAAGAAACTCATAAGTGAAATTATAGCGTATTGGTCGAAGGATTGGAATAAATTTGTCCGTGATGCATTATGCGCAAGATTAGATCGTGAGCAGCAAGCTATTATTGAGTCTGTCCAACATAACCCCATGACTGCTGTTGCAAGTGGAACTGCTCGTGGAAAAGATTTTGTTGCGGCCTGTGCTTCGTTGTGTTTTATGTATCTTACTCCTAGATTTAATGAAAAAGGTGTGCTTGTTGGGAATACCAAGGTGGCCATGACAGCACCAACAGGGAGGCAAGTGAAAAATATTATGACTCCTGAAATCAGAAGGTTGATTCGTGCAGCAAGGGCAAAGTTTCCTTTTTGTTGTCCAGGCAGATTGGTTGCTGATGACATAAGAACGGATTATGAAGAATGGTTTTTGACAGGATTTAAAGCAAATGACAACGCAACTGAATCATGGTCGGGATTTCATGCAGCAAATACCATGTTTGTTATCACGGAGGCATCAGGTATATCCGAAATTGTTTATAATGCGATAGAAGGTAACTTACAGGGAAATTCTCGGATGCTCATAGTGTTTAATCCTAATATTACTACTGGATATGCATCTAGAGCCATGAAATCAGAACGTTTTGCTAAGTTTAGGCTTAGTTCTCTTAATGCGGAGAATGTGGTAAAAAAACAAGTTATAATTCCAGGTCAAGTAGATTATGAATGGGTAAAAGACAAAGTAATAAATTGGTGCTCTCCCATTCAGCAAACGGACTTTAATGAGGGAGAAGGCGATTTCAAATGGGAAGGTAGCCTATACCGACCTAATGATTTATTTCGAGTTAAGGTACTTGGTATGTTCCCAAAAGTTTCTGAAGATGTACTTATACCTTATGAATGGATAGAGATAGCAAACAGGAATTGGCAAGAATTACAAGCAAACGGTTTCATTCCTGTTAAATCTTGCAAGTTAGGGGTTGACGTTGCCGGTATGGGACGAGACAATAGTGTGCTTTGTCCGAGATATGGAAACTATATTACTCAATTTGAAGTGCATCAATCTGCTGGACGTGCGGATCACATGCATGTAGTAGGTATGACAATACCATATTTAAAGAAGAAGGGAGCAAAAGCATTTATTGATACGATAGGAGAGGGTGCAGGTGTCTATTCTCGTTTGTTGGAGGAAGAATTTACAAATGCTTTTTCATGTAAATATTCAGAAGGTGCGGATGGATTGCATGATATTACCGGAGAATATGAATTTGCCAATATGCGAGCATATTTGTATTGGGCTTTGCGTGATTGGCTCAATCCTAAAAATGGATTTGGTGCAGCTTTACCCCCATGTGATCAGTTGATGGAAGAAGCGACTGAAACTAAATGGAAGTTTCTTAGTAATGGAAAGATTATCATTGAGGCTAAAGAAGACATCAAAAAACGTATCAAGCGTTCTCCTGACTATATGGATGCATTAGCGAATACATTCTATCCTAGGGATTACAGCTTTATTAGCGATGAAGAGCTGCTCAAAGATTTTTTGTAGTTGTGTTTCTTTTAGTACCTTTGTAGCCGAAAACACTTCTTTTGTGTTTTCATTGCTCTTATGTGTGCTGGCTTGTGAAAGTCGGCACCATTTTTGTTTATAGCAAAAGTTAAATCTTTGGTTATGAGTGTTTTATGACTAAAATAATTGTGTAAATATTTGGCTAATCCATTGATAATGAGTATCTTTACAATACTAAAAGAAACCAATATTACTAACAATTAAAATATAAGAGCAATGAAAGCAACAGACCTCTTCAATTATAGAAAAGAAGATTTTGAAACTATTGAATCATTCTCAAAGAGAGTATATGAGACAGCAAAGAGATATAGAAGTTCTTTGCACTTTACACCACAAGAAAGCTATCACGTACTAACTATACTTGCGAAATATTATAATGAGAACGTGTCTGACATCCTTTCTGCTATAAGAGACATTGAATTTAGATGTGCTTCAAAGAAATACAGAATACAGTGGGTAAAGTGTTTAGCAGACCATTATTTGGTAATAGATAAAAGATAAGTTTAACCAGCAGGGCGAAAGCCCTGCGCAATATACACAATTATGAAAACAGATTGGACAATAACAGTGATGAATCCCAAAACAAGACGTGTAACAACTGAACGAATCCTCGGAACAGAGGAAAACCTTGCAGAATATGTGAGAACAATGGCTGAATCAGAATGGTTGATAATATCAATAAACAATACATTTGTTGAACTAAAATAATAAGATTATGGACAAGAAAGAAATACAAGCAGCCTTTTGTCAAAGGGTAAACGACATCTATATGAAGCTAACAAGCGACTATAATAAAAATAGATATTGACAAAGAATACTAATATTTACACCTAGGTGTACACCTGGGTGTAGGCTTGTTTTGTTTATTCTTTTGCACCTTTATCTCATTCGAGGTAGCGGTTTTCTTTTTCTATCATGGCAGGAATCGAAAACCTAAATGAAGCCAGTAGTTATGTATAATGAAGGAAGAGATAACCTTTGAAGCTATGCCTAAAGCAATAGCATACCTCATCACCAAAGTAGAGGATTTAGAGAAAGTTCTATTAGAAAAGAATGAAGCACCATCTGCACCAGTAGATAAATGGCGATAAATTTACATCTGATGAAATAGTGGGTATTAAAGCTAAATTACAAAATTAGATACTCTTAAAGCGGCATTTAATAGCACTTAGTAGACACAAATAAAGTGGCTATTAAGTGCTATTTTTTTGTTTGATATTAGGTTAATTTTCTTGTTTATGTTTGCATTGTTCTTACAACGGTGATAGTTGGTAACACCGTTTTGAATGAGCAAATAGGCAGAACCGACCAACGTTCTGCATTAAGGCTCTTCCATATAAAAACAAGAACAATGGAAGAAAAGATTAATCAGATTTTAGTTTATACCTTATTGGCAGCAAAGAACGTGCTGACATTGGATGATGTATCGCTATTAACTGGGCTTAGTAAAAGTCATTTGTATAAACTTACCTGTAATCGTCAAATACCGCACTACAAACCTAATGGAAAACAGTTGTACTTTGATCGTACTGAAATAGAAGCATGGATGAAGCAGGGGAAAGTGAATACTATTGATGAAAGTGAACAGATGGCAGCTGTTTATTTAGCAAAGGCTTCAAGGAAGTAAGGAGGTAGGCTATGGAAAAAAAGAAAAAGGGCAGTCTCCACAACCACCCAATTCCATGATGATGAGGCAAAGATAGAAAAAGAAAATGGAATAAACAAGGTGTACAATAATAAAGACGATTATTATTTTGATAGTTGTTCTTTTCATCCGATTGGTACATTAGTGGACAGACAAGGACAAGAGATACTAACAGATAGGTACATTATAAGAGGTAGATATAATGATTTCGTCAAAGAGTTTGATCACAATCCTACCGATCGAGAGATAAACAACGCTTTAGTTTTTAGATTTGGTCTCAATTCAGGTTTTTTAATGTAATTAATCCAACAGATTTCTGGATATCATAATATACACGATTATGAAAGCAGATTTAGTTTTAATGATTAGCCCCGAATCCCCACTGATGAAGCAACTGGCAAAGTGTTGGGTAAGTTATGTACTATGTACGACTTCTATACCATAGACAAAAGGTATGTCACGATACGGTATGATAAAACAAGTCTTGCAGTAGCTTATACGAGTGAAGAAAGATTGAATTTATCCAAGAAATGATAAAAAAATAATCGTAAATACTTTGTCAATCCAAATAATATTACTATATTTACATATATAAAAGAACTAATTAATACCCATCGCACGGGCGTGAGACACACGTAGAAACTGTTTTTATTATGGCAACTTACAGAATCATCGCAAAAACAAATGGCTACATTGCCAACAGAGACATCCAATTTAATGGTAGGACAGAAATAATCGTTGAAAGAGAATTGACTCTAAAAGAGGCTTATAAGATGCTTCTTGATATGTTCAATGAAAAGTATGCCGACAACGAAGAAGTAGGATACGCCGCCAACTGGGGTATTGCCGTTATCCGTTCACGCAAGTATGTGGATGGTGCTACACCTACATTCAGTGATGGTACCCGATCTTTCGATTGGGATGGAAGAAGCTATGTGATTGAAGCAGAAGAAGTAGAATAATAATTAATCTTATAAGCTGTGCTATCGGCATGACGGGCAAAGAATATGAAAATATTATATTGCAATAACAGTGAATTACTTGAGATATTTGAAAGTAACAGTATTGAAATGATTTGTAATGAAGATATGCAAATTGAAATCTCAGATGAAGATGCTTTAAGAATTGGAACAATCGTAGATAAGTTTGCGCCTGCTGCAAGTGGCGATTATTCAATAGAAGATAAATAATATGACCAACAGATTTAAATTAGAACATAGTCAAGACCTGCCAAACTGGTGGGTCTTGACTGATATAGAGAACTTGATAGTATGTAAGTTTAAAGAACACGAGTTCAACGAAACTCAAAGGATTACCATTCTTGATGATAGCAAGTATGCGAACAACTCGAATTGTGCCAACGAAATAGCGCACATCATGGCAGAGATGGGCGACTATATGTTTTCCCATTGGTATTCGATAGCTTTGCCTACACCAGTATTTGAGTTTCGGCAAGATGATAAAAATGATAGATTATTGCTTATTCGTAATAAATTTCCAAAGTATACTATTGAGATACAAGATGATTATGATTTAAAGCAATTATCTGATGCCTTAAAAGCATGTGGTGAGTTTGTGAAAAAGGTATCTAAGCATTAGATAAAAATAAAGTTACTTAAAAGTCGCATTATTATAGTCACTTTTATTATATTTGCACCGTAGCATTTGATGCTAACGTGCTCCTTCACGTTTCCGGATAGTGCGTATTGTGCTATCCGGTTTTGGGGGGAGTATTTATATATGTTCAACTAATCACCGTATGAAGAAGTACGGAACAGCCTATGGACGAAATTACCGCTATCTTAGACAATACCCGGCCCGTTGATAATATTATCAACGATTTAAAAGAAAAGTCTGTAACAGTCCCATCATGGGATAAACTTCTCAAAGACTACGAACCTACAGAGCATGAGATTGTATCTGACACAGTTACTCGTAAAGACAAAGTCCGTTCTAATGGAGATACAGAGAGAGCTTCGCGTATCTATATAGGGCTTGAAAAACTTCTCACCAAGCGAATGACTGAATTCATGTTCGCTATTCCGGTTAAACGTGTATATCATAACATAGAAGATAATGAAACCCGCCAAAGTATTGTGAAAGCAATTGAAGCGATATATAAGTATGCTCGTATTGATAGTGAAAATATTAAGCGAGGCAATGCTTACTTTGCTTCATGTGAAGTGTTCACCATTTGGTACACGGTCGAGAGTCCCAACACTCTATATGGCTTTAAAAGTAAATATAAGCTAAAATGCAAAACTTATTCACCAATGGACGGTGTTAGGTTATATCCTTTACTTGATGAACTTGGTGATATGATCGCAATGTCTTTTGAGTACACTAGAAAGGTGAAAAATGAAGAAGTTACTTTCTTTGAAACATACACGTCAAACATCCATTATAAATGGAAACAACAGGGAAACGGCTGGGAATTAGTAAAATTAGAACCGGTCGTTATTATGAAAATCCCTGGAGTCTACACCTATCGTCCTGTTCCCATTTATCACGGTCTTTCCTATATCAGAAAAGAAATCGAATATACTCTGTCACGTAATAGCGATGTCATCGCATATAATTCCGCTCCTATCTTAAAAATAGCTGGTGGCATGAAAGGAGGAGAAGATAAAGGAGAAAGCCGTAGAGTTTACCGCGTAGAACAAAACGGGGATGTGTCTTATGTTTCATGGGCGCAATCTATCGAGGCGTTAAAATACCATGTAGACACCCTTGTTAAACTGTTCTGGTCACAATCCCAAATGCCGGATATTTCCTTTGAAAACATGAAGTCTCTTGGCAATATTGGATTTGATGCAAGGCAGACTTTACTTACTGACGCTCATTTAAAGGTTGGAGATGAAAGTGGTGCATGGATAGAAACGTTTGAACGTGAATGTAGCGTAATCAGAGCTTTCTTGAAAATGATGAATGTTTCTTGGAAAGATGAAGTAGATAATGTTGAGGTTGAGCATGTCATAACTCCGTTTATTCAAAATGATGAAAAGTCAGAAATAGAAAAGTGGGTTACGGCAAGTGGCGGAAAGGCAGTTGTCAGCCAATTAGAAGCCATCAAAAACTTAGGTATCTCTACTGATCCACAAGAAACTCTTTCCCAAATTCAAAAAGAAGATGCAGAGGCTTCCAAAAGCAGGATAAGCAATATATTCGAACAATCGGAATAACAATCTAAAATATAAATATTATGGCAAAAACTGATGTACTAAAATTTAGTAAAGAAAAACAGGGTTATTCCTGTGAATTTATTTCTGTTGGTAAATGTGCAATACAGATAGACAGAGAAAAAAATGGGACGCTTATTATATACGCAAAGATAGAAGGAATGGAGTATGCACTATTGTACCAATACTCTTCCACTCAATTTAATGACAATGTTATTTTTGAGCTTGACGTACAAAAGGGGCTGTCCGTCAAAATAGTAAGTGAGGTAGGCGTCATGAGTGCAAAAATGGCTTATGAAGATGAAGGTTTATAGCCTATCTGCCAAGTTGTAGAAAAGGTTTAGACTGCGTAAGTATATGTTTGTGCAGCTGGCTTAAATTAAATATAATGAAGAAAAGAATATCAAATTGGCTTATTAGATTGGCAGAGAAGATCAATCCACAAGAACGATTGAGGAGTATTGAAAGGATTGATAATTACGAAGCCAAGAAGTTAGGCATCTGTCTTGTCCGTACTAAAAAAGAAATCAAGGATTATCGTAAGAAGATGAAACTTGACGAAGGTTGGTCTAATCGGGAATCAGATGAAATGCTTATCAAAGAAGTAAAAAATGAAGTCCGCCAATCGATTATAAACTCTATCATTCAAAGAGGGTTGATAGAATATTATGTTGAAAAAGTCGGTGACGCACTTCATGTTACCGGTGAAATCAAAGTATATATCAAGAAAGAATAGTATGAAAGTTCCAATAGATAATATAACTTTTGCTGAAAGTGAATATCATCGTGGAAATAAGATTTGGAAAGCCCAAACACTCTACGACTTTGCAAAAGCAAAAGAATACCCAGTGCTTAATATGCCACTATGGAATATAGACCTTACCGCTGAGCCATTTGAGTGTAATCAGCTTCATAGTTTCATTTTCCAATGCAAAAGAGTGAATCAATGTTCTCTTAAATACCCTATTATTCTTGATGAAGTAGGTCAAATTGCTGATGGCTATCATCGTTTATGCAAAGCTATATTAGAGGGTAAGGAAACAATTAAAGCTATTCGGTTATTGGAAATGCCGGCACCTGATAGAATTTTGGAGGAATAAATATGAAAAAACATGCAAAAGTCATTACAGTGGAATATGTGGTTCAAGATTGTCCGATCTATGGTAAGATTATTGTAAAACATCATCTATATCCACAGACAGCAAAGATAAAAAGTATATGAAATAATGGCAAAGCCTAAGATTCCAAATCAGAAAAAGAAGTATCAAGAACTCAACGAGAGATTAAGCAGATATGTATCCCTCGTTGAGCAAATATACGATACACTGAATTTGGAAGCAGCCAAGGCTGTTTCACGCACTCAATATTCCTCCGATAGTGATAAACCGTTTAAATGGTCTGACTATCCTCAAACTAAAAAACAAATTGACGACATACAAAGACATTTCGTAGAAGATATAAACGCAATTATCTATCGCGGTACGACCGAAGAATGGAAAAATAGTAATGAAGCACAGGATTTGATAGCAAACAGAGTATTAAAAGCATATAACGCACAAGTTGATAGAGAGAAATATAAAGTCTTGTATCAAACAAATTCAGATGCTCTGAAAGCATTCCAGAGTCGAAAAGATAAAGGGCTCAATATATCTGCAAAACTTTGGCAGCAATCTATGATCTACAAAGAAGAATTGGAGGCTGCAATCTCATGCGCTATTAAAAAAGGAACTAGTGCTGTTACGTTGAGTAAGCAAATAAGCAAGTATTTACTTAATTTTCCATCACTGCAAAAAGATTATAAAAGCAAATATGGAAGTGCGGAACATATACAAGATTGTGAGTACAGATCTATTCGTTTAGCCCGTTCAGAAATAAACATGGCTTATAGAACAGCCGAAAATGAACGTTGGAAGCAGATGGATTTTGTCGTAGGATACGAAATAAAATTGAGCTCATCACATCATAGTCGTATGCCTCATGGAGACATTTGTGATACTCTTGCAGGTAAATATCCAAAAGATTTCACATGGACAGGATGGCACCCGAATGACTTATGTTATAAAGTTCCTATCCTCAAAACAGAAGAAGAATTCTGGGAATGGGATGGGCGTAGTGATTCCACAACTGAAAGCGTGAATGAAGTCAAGGATGTGCCGGATGCATTCAAACAGTGGGTTGGCACAAATTCGAAACGCATAGTAGACGCAAAGAAGAAAGGCACTTTGCCATATTTTTTAAAGGATAACCCGTTATATCTTAAATAATAACCACTGAGATGCAATTACACTTAGTTTCACGGCACAAGGTACAAGATTACTGCTGTTCGTGAGTTTATTATGATAGTTTAACATGAAAAGTGGCATTTTTTAATGTCACTTTTATTACCTTTGTATCAGATGCGTATGAAGACGTACGCCACAGAACTTGTCGTAAAGACTCATTGCTCTAATGTTTAGTAAAGTTCTAGCGAATAGTCTGCTGGTATACGTGCTATGCAGGCTATTTTAGTAACTAAAACATTGTACAATGGACAGAAAACAGCAAGTTTTTTTGAAACTGAAACCTAAAACGAAGGCGTTGGGGTTCAGTCAAAAGGAGCTAAAGGGTATCGCTGCTCAGATTGCCGATAACCTTACCTCCGCAGAAGATGCCTCAGATGAAGACGTAAATGCCGAAATCGATAAAGAGATTGAAGCTGCACTACGTTACTTACCTTTCGGCCAGTCACAGGCCAATCGCTTGCTTGATGAATGGAAGAAAAATCACCCTGAAACAGATGACGACGACAACGATGACGATGATGACGACGACGGATCTTCGAACAATCAAAGACGTCAAACTGGTTCAAATACCAAAAATCCCAAAAACAGAGGAAAGAATGATGATACTCCGGAATGGGCTAAAGGTTTGGTTCAGACAGTACAAACACTGAATGACGAAATCGCAGCATTGAAAGGTGAAAAAGTTACCACTACACGTAAAGAAAAGCTTGAATCCTTATTGAAAGACGCTGGTACATTCGGCACTCGTACCTTGAAATCCTTCAATAAGATGAAGTTTGAGAACGATGAAGAGTTTGAAGAATTCTATTCCGAAGTTGAGGAAGATTTGAGATCTTACAACCAGGAGCGTGCCGACGCGGGACTTTCTAGTTTAGGTAATCCTCCAGGTGCAGGAAGTAAGAAGCAAAAAAAAGATGAATTATTAACCGATGAAGAGGTCATAGCAATAGCTAATGGTCTTTAATCAAAAGCAAATTAAAAATGGGCGCAAAAGCTGATTTAGTAAACGAACAAGAAACAATCTTAACCGGAATGGATTCGATTGTTATTCGTAACTATTTAGGCGGAATTATGAATGGTCGGACGCTAGATATGACTGGATTTAAACAGTCTGTGATCAAAGCTGGGCACATTGTTATCCGCAATACAGAAAACGATACTTATAAGCCAATGCCTGTTAATTCAGCAGGTACAGCCTACGAATCATTGCCAGGAAATCATGAATATGTTGGTGTTGTTGTTTGTTCCAAGCCTGCCGACAAACCATTCGTTGGTATCATGTATGCTGGCGAAGTGAATGACGTGGCAAGTCCTTATCCTATTGACAGCATCAAGGCTGCATTAAAAACGGCATTGCCACAACTAACTTTTTTACACGATTAAAAGGAGGTGAAAGATGAATGAATCATTATTTATTGAATTTGTAAGAAGAATATGGCCTAAATTGAGTCTATATGTGAAAGAAAAGATCAATGGAACAAACAAGAATTTGACCTATCTTCACAAAACGATGCTTACTAAGGTATATTCTCCTGATCAAAAATGGGAAGGCACATCTGCTAATACTACATATGTAGCTGCTGATATGGTAGCTATGGACTCTCCGCTTTCACCTAAAAAGCGAGATTCTATCGCACGGTCAAACGGGGAATTGCCTAAGATCGGAATTAAAAAGATTCTAAGAGAGACTCAAATTAATGCCATCAACATTATGAGAGCTCATTTATCCAATGCCAGCACGGATGCAGCTAAGAAATCTGTCCTTAACCGCATAATCACTCGCATGTTAGACGATGGAACGGCTTGCTCTATTGGTATTGATGAGAGAAATGAAGCAAATTTCCTTACAGGACTCTCCGATGGCATCATCATTGTTGAGGGTGATGATGATAAAAATACTGGTATAGGTCTTCGTATTGATTATGGTTATTTGCCAGAACATAGCTTTGGTGTTGTTACTACTGGTGAAGTTACAGGAGATGATATTGAAAGAGTTATAAGTAAAGCTAACGATGATGATAACAGTATTTCAGTTATTATGCTGGCTTTATCTACATATAACAAAATGCGTCAGTCTCAATGGGCTAAAGAACTAGCTGCAAATTATCGAGGTCAAACCTTTGATAATGATACTAAGCTGCCTGTACCTACTTCTACATTATTTGATGAAGCGTTCTCTGACCAATATAACGGTATCTCATTCCTGAAAATTGACCGTTCAGTAACTTATGAAAAGAACGGTAAAAGGGTATCTTATAAACCGTGGAATGCGAATAAATTGATATTTCTCCCTTCTGCTGATAATGTAGGTTCTTTTGTATGGGGAACTTTGGCTGAAGCGACTAATCCTGTTAATGGAGTTGAATATACTACCGTTGATGAATACAAGTTGATTAGCCGTTACTCTAAGACAGATCCGTTACAGGAATTTACAAACGGACAGGCTATTTGCTTACCGGTTATCGAAAATGTAGATCAAATCTACTCTTTGGATATTCTAGAAGCTCAAGAGGTAAATACCACAGAAGAAGAAAAAGATACTTCTGACGTTAAGATTACAATCTGGGGAGCAACTTACAAAAAGCCGGAGTTTGTGACGGAATATAACAAGATTGCAGGCAAGAATCTGACTTCTACTGTTTCTGATGACAAACTCATTGCAGCAGTCAACAGATTGAACGATGCAGACGAAGAAGCATTGAAAAAGGCCGTTGAATCTCATAAAGCATCGTAAGCAATGAAGACAATTCAGCAAGCTCTCATAGACGAAATACATTATCCTATTCCAATGGGTTTTGTAGAGAATGTAATGATCAAACGTAAACTCAATGGATACGATGAGTTTAGCTGTGATATAGCTCATTCTAACGAATATCAGGGTGCATTGGCTGATTGTCTTTGGTCTTTGATTCAGGCTATCAATTTCTCTGAGGCAGACAAGTCCTTTGGGGCTTTGTCCGATAAAGATAAAGAACGTATATTATTACGTGTTAACTCCATCTACAATACTATTGGTGAGCCTTCGGTAGAACTGGAGGCAAAACCAATGGTATATGTAGGAGATTGTTTGTTGTAGTATGGCAGTAATAAATAGAAATCCACACCGTTTACAATACTTAGTAGCTGTTCCTGGCTATGAAGATGAAAATGGAAATTATCATCCAGGTTCATCTGAATGGAAAGGCTCAATTCCTTGTGATGCCGTGCCTTCTGGGAAGGCGGAAGAAAGAGAGTTTGAGGATGGTGTTGTAAGAAGCTATTCATATACGGTATGTCTTCCAAGCAATTGTCAAACCTTTACTATTGGTGACAGGGTTAAGATAAGTCTTCTCGGAGGAATTGAAAGGGAATTTGAAGTAAAAGGTTTCCATCGTTACCAACTTCAGTGCAAAATTTGGGTTTAGTATTATGGGCATAAGAATGACTACCAAGCTGGATGAAATTCATAAGGTTCTTATGAAAGAAGCAAATCGGGTTGAAAGGCTAACAATACGCGCTTTGTCTTACCTTGGGGAACAATGCGTTTCAAGAGTACGTAATAGAGGTGGTAATAAAAGTTGGTACGACCAGTCCGGTAACCTGCGCAGCTCAGTTGGCTATGTAATAGCTTATAACGGTAGTATTATCCAATACTCAGACTTTAATCAGATAAAGCAAGGCTCGGAAGGCGTAACTGTAGGTAAAAAGTTGGCAGAGGAACTTGTTAAGAGGTATTCCAGTGACTATGTACTTGTTATAGTTGCTGGAATGAACTATGCTGAATATGTGGAAAGGAAGGATAATAAGGACGTACTTGCATCAACGGAATTATGGGCAATAGACCAGGTTCCCAAGATGCTTGAGAAACTAAAAAGACAGATTGCTAAATGAAATCGGACATTGAAATAGCTAAGTTTGTCTATCACAAAATTAAGGGCACAGACCTTGAAAGGAATGTTACCGGCAAATTAAGTGATAGAGGAAGACCAAACAAGTCAGACAAAGAGGATATTGTTATATCTGTACTTGCCAATGAAGGATGTGGCCAAATCCAAAGAGCTTATGTTAATGTCAATGTGTATGTCCGTGATCTATGGAATTCGGAAACAAAGGCGTGGGAAAAAGATACTCTACGCGTAGGTAAGCTGTGTGAATTATGCAAATTCCTTATCTCCATACGAAAAGATGAATACCACACAACCCCATCAAAATGTAGCCAAAAAACCAGTCCTACAAATACACCTTTTGAGGACGGACATACAGAACATTTCATTAATAACAAACTGTACATTGAGATAAATAACGAATAAGTATTAACTATATTAAGTGATATAGAACTATGGCAGTAATCGGATGGGGTAAACCCCGAATTTTCGTAAAAGACTTGGATGCTTCTTCGCCCAAATGGGAAGAGCTTCCTACACCCGTGGAAGATTCCACACAGTTGACAACAACAAAAGGCGACAAACAAGAAGCCAAAATTGAAGGTGGAGAAAATGAAGATGTCAAGTATGGTAAAAACACCTATGCCCTTGTACTCAACATACGTGCAGCAAAAGGCCGCAAAAGACCTATCAACGACAGTGATGGCGTAGTTGCTCACAATTATGCTGTTGCACTACAACCGGAAGATCCCGAAGTTCCTGGATTTTGTATGGAAAAGACAACAGTGTCAGTTGAAGATACGTTTACTAGTGCAGATGGTGGTGTGTGGGCATATACATTTGACGCTTTAAAATATGCCGCTGAAAAGAAACAAGTTCAATGGGGTAAAATTATTGTTACTCCTACAACAGGATCATCTATTACAAAAATAGAGTGTGACCCGGACGACGAAGATGGTGATGGAGATAAGTTTGAAGTCGCCCCCAATTCCGGCTTAGGCGGATAATTTACAATAGATATAGTTTAAACCTTTGTGCATCTGCTTTATAGATGCACACTTGCGGATTAAGCACACACAGGCGTGCGTCGCTCTACCAGAGTGAAGGGGATGGTGCAGGTCCATCAGTCCGCTCTAGGCTTTTTGTTCGAATCTGAAATAGGTGGTCTGTGAAGATAGCCAATTTGTTTTCTAAAAGGTAATAGTATATGATTGAAGATCGAAAAATAATAGAAATGAATATTGCTGATACCATAATGGAAAGGCCATACGGTTTTCGGGTTAATAAGCGACATTTTTATCTATATCCAATAACATTAGGTAAAACATATCTACTTTCAAGGCTCATTGAAAGCCTTGATATGAAGGCTGATATTATTAAAGCAAACCCATATATGGAAGCATTAAGATTATGCCAAGAAAAAAAAGAGACTGTTTGCCAGCTATTATCTTACCATACGCTCAACAAGAAAGAAGAACTATTTAATAACAGAATTGTAAATAGTAGATGCCAGTTTTTGAGGAAAAATCTTTCAAATGAGGAAATGGCGCAACTTCTCGTTATGGTTCTTACTAAAGATAACACGGATGAGTTTATCAAATATTTCGGAATTGACCGGGAACGTAAAGAACTAGCTAAAGTTTCAATGATAAAAAACAAGAAAGGCAATTCCATCACTTTTTGCGGTAAAAGCGTATTTGGTTCTCTAATATTACCAGCATGTGAAAAACTCAACATGACTCCACAGCAGATTGTATGGGAAATTAGTTTTTCATTTCTTCAAATGTTGATGGCAGATGCTATTACTTCCGTATATCTTACTGACGAAGAAAAGAAAGAAGCCCGTATTTCCAATGACAGGACATTTGTCAATGCAGACGACCCGAAAAATATGGAAAAGATAAAAGCTATGAGATGGGACTAAATACGACAAATAGAACAAAAGCTAGAAATAAAAGGTAAAAAAATCACGAGGGTTATACAAAAACTCCCGTGATTTATCGGTGAAATAGAACAATTATATAATCATCTAATTAGGAAACTATTTCTCCAGTATCCTTATTTAATATCAGATGGTATTTCTTTTTTTCTCCTATTTTAGTAGTGGCTTCAATGTCTAATATTACGTTATCTCCATCTAATGAATATGTGGATTTGTTGACTCTTATCTCTTCATCGGTGATGGGGACCTGCCAAATTAGATATTTATCATATCTATACATTGAAATGTCAACACACACAACCATATTGTCATAGATGTATACCATATTATTGTAAGATATAGGTATGTAATTATTCCTTTCAATTTCTTTAACCCATCTTTCAGCGCCTGGATCATTATTCCCAATCGTCTGCTTTAAATCACTATCCAATACTCCAATTTCATAAATTCCTGTTCTTGCAGTTTTATAAATGGCAATGTATTCTCCATACCAATCTGCTATTGCTTCCGGATAGAAGATCGTTTCTTCAAAACCAGAATAATATTCTTTGTCAAAATATTCTTTTTCAACAACCTTCCCATCTTTTATTTTCAAGATAAATTTATGTGGGTGATAAGCTATATCTGCGTATAAACTTACCAATATATAGAGATAATCATCCTTTTTCAAGGCACTTTGAAGGAAACACCCTTTGACTATGTATTCTCTCTTATCTCCAAACCCAAGATCATGGGTATAATTTTCTGCTTTATCTTTGATGGTAAACACCTTGTTCCCTGATTCATCAATAGCCTCTATATAGTAATCTCCTTCAAAGATATAAGCTTGTAGTTTTAGATCATCTATCGGGATAGCACTATCGATTTGGTATTTTGGAAGATCTGGTTCATCTATAGGACTTTCATTTGAACTACAACTTGTTAATAGAATTATTGCTATGATAAAAAATGAAATCTTCTTCATAATTTGTTGGTTATTATTCTCTCATTGCTATTTTAAGCGATTCTTCAAGTCTATCCGCATATTTGAATATGTCATCTATGCTATCAATTTGAATCCAGTCGCAACTTTTGTAGTTATCTACTGGTATTCCTATTTGCTTCTTCCTAGTTCCAATAGAAATACGACATATCCAATACCATTGGCTGTTGTCTAAGCTTATAACGAAGTAACTTTTATAGTCTGTATAGGTGATTCGTGAAGCATCTACATTACGTCTAAGTATGCTTCTCACAATGTTATAAGCATCCATTTCCTCTTGTGTAGTGACTATCCCTGCTTCCTTGTCCATATAAACTACTCCTTCAGGTAGTTTGTTTTCTGCATTTTCTTTGGGGAGATTAGCTAAATTACTAGAAAAATTAGTTGTGTCTTCGACCTGTTCGTCATTTTTCATTGCTGTATTAAGCCTTTCAGCTATGATATCATTTATTACAATAGACATTGACTTTTTTACAAGTGGGGTAAACATTTCAACTACCTTTTGTGTGATTTGCCCAGTTGTATATATTTGTTTTGCAAAGAATCTAACAAAATCAGATGTAGGAGATTGTATTTCTTTGTTGAAAATTTCCTTTATTTCCGTTGTGTATTTTAATTCATTTGCTGTGCTAAGAACATTGTCTTCATTGTAATAAGATTTGTGGAACTTTTTTAGTTGTTCTATGTCTGCATCAGATAGATCTAGCATATTTACAACTAAGAATGGCCTTTCATCCATGATATTAACCTTCTCCAAATCAGTATAGAAACGGTATTCTATGCCATTGGTGAGAACTCCAAAGCGAGACTTAGAAGCTACGAAATATTTTTGTAGTTGGGTGTCATGCAGATTCAAGTCCTGCTTGCAATGCTTACACTCTATAAGAAGTATCGGGTTTTCGTCCTTCATTATAGCATAGTCAATCTTTTCTCCCTTTTTTCTGATTAAGTCACAGTCCATTTCCGGAACAACTTCGAAAGGATTAAAGACGTCATACCCTAAAGAAGCTATCAATGGCATTATGAAAGCATTTTTTGTGGCTTCTTCTGTAGATATGCTATCTTTTTGTTTTTTTATGCGGTCTGACAGTTGTAAAATTTGATCCTTGAAATCCATATTTTTACAGTTTTACAATAACGTTTGTACAAATGTATTTTATATAACAATACAAACAAAATTAAAGATAAAAAAATAATGTATTAAATATGTTTTTCTTATAATGGTGGACTAACTGCGTCATTTTTGTTATCTTTGTATTGCCGTGTAATGTTGCACGGAACTATTTCTATCGAAAAGACTTATGGCTGGATTACACTTTGATATCACTGGCGATAACTCCAACTTCATACGCAAATTACATGAATGTGAGAATGGAGTAAGAAACACTTCTAAACAAATAGAACAAAGTGGGTTAAGTATTGAAGATCTATTTAACCGTATGACTAAAGCTGCTGCTGCTTTTGGAGCGGGATTTACAGCGAAAGAGTTGATTTCAAATATTGCTCAAGTTCGCGGTGAGTTTCAACAATTGGAAGTTGCATTTAAGACAATGCTTGGCAGTGAGGATAAGGCGAATGCCCTCATGCAGCAATTAGTAAAAACGGCTGCTACCACTCCTTTTGACCTTCAAGGCGTAGCAAATGGAGCTAAACAACTCCTTGCTTATGGGGAAAATGTAGAAAATGTCAATGACGATTTGATACGTTTGGGTAATATTGCTGCTGGTTTATCCCAACCTCTTGGAGATATCGTTTATCTTTATGGTACTACAATGACCCAAGGTCGTTTATATACACAAGACCTCAATCAGTTCACTGGTCGTGGTATACCTATGATTCGCGAACTAGCAAAGCAATTTAATGTTGCGGAAAATAAAGTTAAGGGACTTGTTGAAGCCGGAAAGGTTGGTTTCCCGGAAGTTCAAAAGGTTATCATGTCACTTACTAATGAGGGCGGAACGTTCTACAACCTTATGCAAGAACAGTCAAAGACGATTACTGGACAAATCTCTAACATAGAAGATGCTATTGCTACCATGTTCAACGAGATAGGCAAGGCTAACGAGGGCATCATTAACGATGCTTTATCTGGAGTTTCCTACCTAGTTGAAAACTATGAGAAAGTGGGAAGAGTACTGTTAGAAATCGTAGGAACCTATGGAGCATATCGCACCGCCCTAATGGTTACAAGTTCTTTGCAAGCTTTACAAGCATCAGGGATTATGGCTTTGACAGCAAAAGAAGCTGCTCACTATGGATGGTTAGTCTTAACTAAAAAGGCTCAAGATGCTTTGAATTTATCAATGCTAAAGAACCCGTATGTATTAGCTGCAGCTGCTGTTGCTGGATTGGCTTATGGCATTTATAAACTTGCTACAGCAGAGACTGAAACAGAAAGAGCCGTTCGCAAAACAAACGAAGCACTTGAAGCACAAAAGAATCATTATGAAAGTATAAAGAACAAAGCAAGTGAGCTATCAAATACTTTAAGTAATGAATCCAAATCCACAGAAGAACGTTTCATTGCATATCGCCAATTACAGCGTTTAATGCCTGAAGTATTCCAAAATATGGATTGGGAAACTGCAAAACGAAAGACAAATGCGGAGCTTATTAAACTTGAGACCGATGAACTTTTAAGGCGGCAACGTATTGGCTTAAAGACTAAGGTTGTAATGTCTCAACAAAAAATACAAGGTCTGGAAAACAGTATAATTAAAACTGATAATAGAGGAGGGTATACGGGGGCATTGAAAGAAGATTTATCTGCTGCAAGAAAAGAACTTGAAATTTATACTAAAGCTTTAGATGATTTTGAGAAAGCAGACGAACAAGCTAAAAAGGATGCTAACAAGCCTACTGTCTACAATAAGGAATATTGGGAAGGGAAGAAGAAAGAAGCTGAAGATGCCCGAAATACTTTGGACGTTTCTAAAAAGAATTCCGATGAATGGAATAAATATACTAAACAAATACAAGAAGCGCAAAAACAAATAGATAAGTATTCGGACTCTAAGACAATCAATAATTATAACTCCATCATAGACCAGCAAAAGAAAATCTCCGAACTATTAGACAAGCAAACAACCGAAAGGAAGCGCAAGGAACAAGATCTGGAGAATCAACTTACCCAGTCTCGTATTGACGCTATGGCAGAGGGAGAAGCCAAGATTCGTGCACAACGTGAATTGGATAACAAGAAGGAGATACAAGACTTAGAACGTCAACGGGAAGATTATATCCGAACGGAGATCGAGCTTCAGCGAAAGGCTTTTGATGAACAGGAAAATTTGCGGGCGAAGCAGACTAAGTACTATAAGAAGAGAACGTTTGATCCGTCTACAGTGAAAGTAGATACGGCCGCTTTTGATAAAATTTTGAATAATACTATTCTACGACAAGATATTTATCCTTATCAGGAAGAAATGAAATACTGGAATGAATATCTTAAAGAATATGGTACATTTCAACAAAAAAAAGCTGCCATAAACGAAGAATATAACTTTAAAATCAGTGAAGCTACCACCAAGGGCGCTAAGAAGTCCTTGGAAAAAGAGAAAGAAAATAAACTGAAGGAAGTTAGCTTTGAAGAACTAAAATCATCTATCAATTTTGCAAACATATTCGGAAACCTTGATGCTCAGTCTACCGAGGCACTGGTTAAGATGCGTGATAACCTGAAAGAGGTTATAAATAAAGCAGCTAAAGATATAAAACCTACTGATCTTAAAGCGTTGCAAGATGCCTTCAAAGAAATTGATCTAAAAATAACAGTACGTAATCCCTTGGGAGAACTGAAAAATAGTGCAGATAATTATCGTAATGCTACATCTGCGGTAATCAAGGCTCAAGAGGATTTAAATACTGTTATTCAGGGAGGAGAGGTAATAACTAAAGTATATACCGATGAGAACGGAAAATTAACTACTAGATTACTGACTCTTACCCAAGCAGAAAATAACTTGGCCGCTGCTCAATCTAACAGACAACAAGCCTTGTCTAAGTTAACTCAAGCGGCAAATTCTATCGGGCAAAAAGGTATGGAGGTTGTAAATGCTGGCAATGACGTTGTTGGAATGCTTGAAAACTTTGGGGTAAAGGTTCCAGAAGCCATAAGTAAGACTTTGGATGGTATAGGGCAGGTAATGAGTGGGCTGGAACGAATAGACTTAACCAAACCTTTTAGTGCTATCACAGGTGCAGTTAGCGTTTTGGCAGGCGTTGGGAATACTATTGCCGGATTATTCGGTTTTGGTGGTGCTGACTATTCTCGTTACAATGAAATGGTTGATGAGTATAACAAGTTAAATGAAATATGGGATGAGTTAATTGATAAGAAAAAAGAATACATAGATATGTCTTATGGTGATGAAGCGCGTAAAGCAGGAGAGGAAGCCATAGACCTAATTGGAAAGAAACTACAAAGCAATATAGAACTAGGTATAGAAAGGCTAAATAGTGGTGCTTCTGCAGGTTCTCATTCTATTGGAGTGAGAATTCGTAAAAGTATGAGCAATGAGGGGTGGAGACAATGGGATGAATTTGCTCAATCAATAGGGATAGATCCAGATGCCATTGGCGGAAGGTTAACAGGTTTGTTCAGTTTGACGGCAGAACAATTATCTAAATTGCAAGAGGATGCTCCTACTTTCTGGGCTAAATTGGATGACGATGTAAAGGGATATTTGCAGGATATAATCGACTGCAACGATGAAATTGAAAATATGAAAGAGCAACTGAAAGAAACTATGACCGGTGTCTCTTTTGATTCTTTTTATGACAATTTCGTGTCTACTTTATCCGACATGGATAAGGATAGTAAGGATTTTGCAGATGATTTTGAGAATTATCTTAAAAATGCAATACTTTCTAATCTTATAGCTAATAAGTATAGAAATAAGATAGAGGCCTTGTATGATGACTGGGCGAATAAATCTGACAGCAATGGAGATGGTATTTTTGATTTAACATCTTCAGAAGCGGATGAGTTGAGAAAAGCGCAACAAGCGTTGGCTGAAGAGATGATCGCAGAACGTGATGCTATGGCAGAAGTTTTTGGGTGGACATCTTCTGCTTCTTCTCAGGAATCTTCCAAGAAAGGATTTGCTACAATGTCGCAAGATTCTGCAGATGAGTTGAATGGTCGTTTCACAGCCCTTCAGATCGCTGGTGAAGAAATCAAGAATCAAATGATAGCTGTCGTTATGGGGATAAACTCTCTCACAAGTATATCGTCTGTTGGAAATGAAGTGCTCAACAACATTTTAACCCAGCATGTCATAACAAATAGTTATTTAGATGATATTGCCAAATATACGAAATTGCTAAATGATATAAAGACTGATATATCCGAAGTAAGAATTAATACTAAAGGACTCTCTACTCGCTAATTCTAAACTGTAAAATATATATAATATGCCCAAAGGTGAACTTTTTATAAACAATAAAGATTCCTATGATAATTGGGGAATCAGTATGGATACATCTTCTTTATCAGCATTGATGACTCCTCCTCCTAATAAAGAGTTTATAGAGAATAAATCAAGACTAGAACATGGCAAGCGTGTAATAGCCGCTACCCCAAAAGTAGATGAGCGTAGTCTCACCTTAACCATTAATCTCACTGCTAAAAATGAAGATGAGTTTTTTGAAAAGTATGATAGCTTCTGTCAGGAATTGGCTACTGGTGTATTAAATATTAGGTCTAAATATCAGCCTAATATAGTTTATCGCACAATATATCTTTCATGCAATCAATTTACTCAGTTTATGAGGGGAATCGCCCACTTTTCATTAAAGATAGTAGAACCTAATCCTATGGATAGAAATATTAACGATTAGAATAACACTTTTAATGTCATTTTTTGTATTTTTGTATCAAACATCGTATGAAGGTATACGAAACTTATGATAGACATCAAAGACATATCCGGCAACATTCGTTTTTCTACTTCTATCAACGAAGGATCAAAGCGGCACTTTCTTCTGATGAAGGAAGACTATATAACTTTGAAGTTTTCTCTTGCAGATCCTATCTACTTTCAACTAGGAGATGGTATAGATAACGAAATTGGCATGTTTGAGCTTGTAGATTTGTACAAGCCCACCTATAATTCTACGAGCGGTGGTTATGATTACGAACTCCGGCTGGACGCCTACTACTGGAAGTGGAAAAACAAGAAGTTTTTCTATACTCCGGAGAGTACCGGTCGCGAGGCGAGCTGGAACCTGACAGCCACTCTTGACGTTCATCTTAAAGTCTTCCTTGATAACCTGAAATCACTCGGATACAAATATAGAGAAGAGGATTTTAAATATGAGATTGATACTACAGTTGAAAACACCTCCAAGCTCGTTTCATATGATAGCGTAAACCTGATTGATGCTCTTACCCAAATGGCGGAGACATGGGAGTGTGAATGGTGGATAACTGATAAGACAATTCATTTCGGACGTTGCGAATACAGCTCTCCCGTAGATTTCAAGGCCGGAGATTTGACAGATACTGAGGATGTAAACGTAAGCTCCATGCAATGTAGCGATAGTCAGACGGTTTTCGCTACTCGTGTTTATGCCTTTGGTTCAACGCGAAACATTCCTTCTACTTACCGTAAGAATCTTATTTTTGATGTCAAGCAGGCAAACGGTAGGGAAATATCCGATACGGCAAGACCGCTTGATGTAAAGTATTTCCCAAGTCGCGTCGTTCACAAAGAAGAGTATTCGGTAAAGGAAAGTATAGGTAGTGGCAGTTTTACTGCTTCTTATGTAGAATGGACGCATGACACTGATATCGTAGCTTCGTTACCTGCAGGGGATTATAAGGTTTCATCAGGAGATGGCATATCAATTAATGTATCCACAGTTATTCCTTCAATCGGATCAGGACGTTCTTTTCTTCCTGCCGGTGATTATGTTTTGAGGGCATCTTATGTCTATAAATTATCTGGTGTAACTAAAGAAGTTTCTATAGGTAATCAAACGGTTACCTTATCCCAAGAGCAGCAGTACGAAGTCTCTGCTGTGTTTGCTGTCGCTTCTTCTTTGCAGATTGAAGGAAATGCTACTGATTTAAAGATCAGGATATACGCACATGTCCCATCCCGTGAATCCTCTATTCTGAATGATTCTTTCTCGGCTTATGTTTCGTATGATATAACTCTATTCAAAGGATCGTCAGCAGATGCTACAGTGACCTTTCTTTCCGGACTAAATTCGGGCAAGACATTCTCCTGTGTATATAATCCGGACCATTTAATCGGTGATTCCGCTAACGTAATACAATTACCTAGCGGAGTAACGGCCTCGCTCGGTGATAGATATACAATTGACAACATCATTAAGGGAAAGGTGCCTGACAGCTACTTTAGTAAAGATGACAAGGAGCTTACTTTAAATGGTGTGGTCCAGAAACGTCTTATGCTCCCGGAGGAAGTTCCTTATGTGGATGCTTACCGTTATAGTCCTATAGGAGAACGTATATACATTGGTGAAACTCATTATGATGACAATAATAATGTGGAGATGTCGCAGGAAGAAGCTGTAGAGGGAATTGTCATCTTTGAAGATGAACATCCCAAATATGTCGGCACATTATCAAATGTAACATACCGGGAGGAAGATGAACTTGACGAGGACGACAATCCAACCGGAGACAAGTATCGTATCTATACGTTCAAGGATGCAGGGTTGAAGAATTTTACAAATGACTTCCGGCTGGACGGAGAAAGTTTCCGCTTGACCTTTCAGACGGGCAAACTCGCCGGCCTGGACTTTGAGTTACTTCTGCAGGAGAGTGATGATTCCGGTGCCACTTTCGAAATTGTGCGTAATGAGGATTACGGCCGTTACCTTCCTGATGACATTTTGTTTCCTGCTGATTCTGACACATATGTTCTTTATGGTTTTGATACGGCTTATGTCTCAGAAGAATTGATTCCGGAGGCCGAAGATGAGTTATTGAAAAAGGCAAAAGACTATGTAAAGAAGTCTATGATTGATCCTTCCACCTACGACTGTGATATGGACCCTGAGTTCATCTATAATAATGGGAATGTTATCACCTATGAGGTGGGAGACAAAGTAAACTTGATCAATAAGGCTTTCTTTCCTAAAAGCAGACAATCCAGAATAATTGGTTTTGAGTGGCCGCTGGATATTCCTTACGATCATCCAATTTATACGGTTGGAGAGACTGCCTCATATTCGCGTATAGGCGAGATAGAGAGCAAACTTGATTCTCTTACATACAAGGGACAGGCATATACCGGTTCTGTGTCAGGAAGTGGAGGAACGAGTATATATCTCATTGGTTTGAATGACAAGACTGTTCCTACGGATCGCAATACATTTTCGGCAAAAAGAATTATTGATGAGATTGAACGTCGCTCCCTTAGCAGCATTGAAGATGACAAAGCAGAAGGATTGATAACTTTCGGTAAGGGATTTGTGTCGGAAGGATTTTCTGCAGCTAACGGTGGCCTTGTAGTTCGTGGCGGAGAATTGATAGAAGAAGTTGAAGATTCATTGATTGAAGAATTAGAATAATATGGCAATACTAAGTAACGGTAAGTTCTACGGATTTCTTTGTTCTGTGAAAGCGACAGGACGTAAGTTGTCGAACGGCGTAAAGGAATACGTCGAAGACTTCGTGTCCGGATTTGCCGGTCATGGATGGAAGCTGTGGGAGTATATCAAGGGCAAATGGAAGCTGGAGATAGACAGTCTTGTTGTTCGCGAGACAATGGTCGTTTTTGAGCTTCTTATTCAGAAGATCCGCGCGGTGAAGGGTGCACTGGGTATCACTCAGGCATGCGGCCGTATAAAGACTGCCACGCTGGATGAGTCCGGACAAAACTGGCTGGTCACCATAGAGGATGAGATGTCTTTTGTCGCACACGATTTCATCCGGTGCCAGGATTGGACGAATGGTACCCTTAAAGGCTATTGGGTCGAGATATCCGAAATACGCAAGATTGACGGTGTTGATACAATCGTCATACCTGTCAGTGAGTTCACCGGCGGTATAGGTTACACAGACGGCATGGAGGCTGTTGATCCGGCATTGTCGGGTATGACTACTCCGGCTGTCAGTGATGAGATTGTCCAGTTCGGTAACTCGAAGGATGTAAATCGTCAGAGTGCGATCTATCTGCATGCCGATGAAGGTGGACAGCCTGCAATCGATATTCTGTTTGGTATCAACAGCAAAAGTTTTGCCGGTTGTACGAAAATCCGTATGGGCGGTGATATTCCCGGAACAGACGGGCTTAAGGGTTTCTATTGCGAAAATGGTATGATCAAAGGTACAGACTCTAAAGGGCATGTCGTTTACTGTATCTATCCGGACGGTACTGCTGAGTTTGGAGACGGATCAGCCCGATTTGCTACAGATAGATCAGGTCACATAGCCGGAGGTGCCATTTCGTGGTATTGGGACGCATCGAAAAAAAAATATGTGTGCTCCATGAAGGGAGTGGTTCTAACGTGGGATAATCTGGACGAGGAAGCAAAGGAGAATCTAAAGGGCGAACCGGGTAAAGATGGACAGCCCGGTACGGATGGCAAACCGGGTACTGACGGTAAAGACGGTACAAGCCTCATTTTTATGGGGGAATTCTCTTCTGCTCCGGCAAATCCTCAGAACGGATACTGGTATCGTAATACTACCGACAAGAAATGCTACGTATACCAGGATGGCGCATGGTATGTGATGACTGAGGATGGAAAGAATGGTCTTGACGGCGAAGGAAGTATTTCTGCTGATCTTGACGATGAAATGCAGTCTGTAGCTTGCTCTCTGGACGGGACAGTGGTATTCGGTTTGCCCATCACAACAACATTCTCTATGTTCTACGGAACAACCGAGCTTCCTCTTGATTCTCTTTCTGTAGGTAGCATTACAGGCGTGACAGCAACGGCTGATCGTAGCACGGGGATAGTTAAGGTTACAGCTATTACTGCTACGGTGGCTGATGTAATTCGTATACCCATAACGGGACGGGTAACATACAAAGGTTCTCAATATGAACGTACCCTGCATTTATCGATAAACAAAGTGAAGCCGGGGGAGAATGGAGAGAATGGGACCGACGGAACAAATGGTCAGAACGCGGTCATTTACTCGCTTCAGCCATCGACCAATATCATAAAGAGAGATGCTGACGGGAACAGTGATGTCTCGAATATATCCTGCCGGGTAATGAAGACCGACGGAGCTTCTACTGTCGTATCCTCTCTGCCGGTTGGCTACTCAATGGATTATATTATAGACTCAGGGAATGCGACTAGCTATACTCCGGATAAGCAAATATCCGTCTCCGGGATAACAGATAAGATACAGTTCCGGCTTTACAATGAAACATCGGGAGTAGTACTGATCGACCGCGAAACGATTGCTGTTGTCTCAGACGGGAAGAAGGGGCTTGACGGTATAAATGGTGAAGATGGTAAAGACGGGCTCAGTATTACGTGGAAAGGGGATTTATCAAGCGCTCCTGCCAATCCTCAAAAAAACTGGGCTTATCGCAATACCAGTAATGGTATCGTCTATATCTATAACGGCACCGCTTGGGAGTTGATGGTTGCGGACGGTCAGGACGGAACAGATGGTACTGACGGCACGGATGGCCTGAGTGTTTTCATTACATACCATGACAGCGAAGATGAGCCATCCCGTCCGACCGGAAGCGGGACAAGCGGAGGATGGCATACTAACGCTACAAAAGATGTTGTCTGGATTTCTCAGAAGGTCGCTTCAAGCGCTTCTTCCGGCACATGGGGTGATCCTATACGATTCAAGGGATTGCCGGGAAAATATACGGAACTACGGTATAAGTATGCTTTCGGAAAGCCTGCTACGCCTACCGGTACAAATCCGGCAGGATGGTCCCTTTCTCCGGATCGGGAGGATATTACCTTCTCGTATTCGGGTAACTTTACAAAAGACGGTGATTACTATGTCTCTCCATCTCCTACATCTCATTCCTCGACATACAAGCAAAGGGTGTCATTTACGACAAGAAGAGCTAATCAGATGATACATATAGAGATTGATGTATCATCCGAGCAGAACTACGACAAAGGTATCGTAGAAGCCCTTGATACATCATATAGCAGTTCCAACGAACATGCCTGGGAGGGAAGTGGAGTAACCAATGCGGTGGTGGATATTGCAGTGCCTACAGCCGGCAGTCACTTTGTTGAAATTGTATACACGAAAGACAGCAGCACAAGTAATAACGAGGACAGAGTCAAGTTCCGTATGCTCGATCCTACTACCTGTTGGTATTCCACCGCAGTGATTGATAGTAAAACAACTCCTTCCTGGAGCGAACCTGTCATATTCCCAACGGACTCCAAGACCGAGGAGCAGGTTTACCTGCTTGCAAAGTCTAAGCGTAATGTTATTGACCTCCCGACATCCAACGAATACGTTAACGAATACATTGGTGATGCTTCTGAATACAGTAGCTCAAAATTCTATTCGGCAGGTAACATAGTAAAATACAATAATGTATACAAGGTAGCTATTCAGGCGCATTCGGGGATTGCTCCGACCAATGAAGCATACTGGGAAGATGTGCTATGGTGGGTGGATAATCCTCGTGGCGCATCGGAAACTTATCCTTATGAGTACACTTGTGAACGTACTCTACAGGATGGAAAGTGGGGAGAGTATAAGAATTATCACCTGTTTGGGCATTACGGGAAGGACGGCGAACCGGGAGAGGATGCAAATCTCCTTCCCTGGGTAGAAGATTGGAACAATAATAAAACAGAAATAGGTGGAGAATACCTTATTTCACCTAAGATATTTTCTGGAACCAAGGATAGCAGTGGGAAACTGACCGGTATTGCATTAGGAAGAGATTGTATTACAGTCGATGGAGAGAAAAGAACGGGAATCTTTGCTCTTGTGGGTGGAAATATTGTATTTAAACTTGACCCAATATCCGAAGAGTATGAGTTTCAGGGTAGTGTGGTGGCAGATTCAATTACAATGAAAGATTTTGCACATCTTTCACAGGCTATATTTAAAGGAGACTTTATGTTCTCTCAACAAGGAATAGATGCTGATGGGAATCCAACCTCCAATTATCAAGAATTTAATCAGGAAAATCCGCAGGGTGGGAATTTTAAACCTAATCTGGCATTCAATCTTAAAACAGGGGATCAATATTCGAATGGGGGACATGTATATGGATTTGCGACCAATACTCCTATACAAGCTAATGGTACTTCAGTAGATCCCGACAAGGTTGCTTACAGTAAAGTGAACATATTATTTAGCGGAACTTCTTCCTTGCGTTTGCCTAATGATAAGAAGTTTGATGGAGTTGAATTCACAATTGTAAGTACTGCTTCCCGATCATTTGATGGTAGTGCAAATATTTATAGGGAAGGTGGAGGAGATACTAATTACTCAGCTACAGGTATACACTACAAAGGTGTAGAAATTAGGACGTGCTATATGAGATCGGAAGGGTCATTTATAAGGTTGATCGCTCATTGGAACGGTTCTAAATTAAAATATTACGTAGTCGGTCATAGTGATAATTTTGTCATGATTGAGCCTATTTTAAACACTCAAGGAGCAAGTGCAACACTGGGTATATGGTTTGTAGATCGAGTTTATACATCAAGTACTAGCATGCGAGTCTATTATAACGATATTAATTTATTCTTATTTATGCTCAACGTGTATAGTGGAAAAGACGCTCCTAATACTGGTGGTTTAAACTTTACTTCTCCAAGTAGTTGAGTTTTGTTCAATGTATAACAACAAAGAATCAAGATAATATATATGCGAGCAAAAGGTACAATAATCAAGTTGGCAATCTCCATCGACCTCCCTTCAGGACTGACGATGGATGATGTGGACTTCCAATGCCGCTTCTTTGTCTTCTCCGCCTCACAGGTGATAGAGAAGTCTCAGATGGTACGCATTAATGAGAACAGCTACAGCTGCTATGTTGACACTAAGATTATCGGATCGGGGGAAATCTGGCTGGAGACTACGGCTTACCTTCCTGATTCCGACTATGAAGGCGGAACAAGAGTAGAGGTAGATAAGATGAATACCGGTATAAAGACAGTGTAAAATGGGATGTATATCTGTACATATCGAGGCTGTCAAGGGCATTGGAAATGTCTCGGCCAAAGCTGATGAGATGAAGGTTTCCGCTTCGGCAACGGGCATGAAGGTGTCGATAGGGGTTGTCTGTGATGTTGGTAAACAGGCTTATCTAAAAGTTGACCCTGATTACATATGGCTGGTGCCTTCGAACAACTTTGAGGATAACGTCGATGTGTTGTCCAATGTGGTATGGCATGCTGTGCAGGAAGAATGATATAGTTAATTGATTTGTTTTATTTAAATTTTGTATTATTATGGCAAAACCTAGTTGGTTAAAATTAAATCCGTCTACCGGATCAGGTAACGGGACAATTGCAAATAGCGCAGACGCTCACACTGGGCGTACTGCTCGTACAGGAACAGTAACGGTGACCGGTGTCGGTGTATCCACTCCTTCGACCTATAAGGTAACTCAGTCACCGAAGTCTGAGTTTGCTTCCTTTGATAATGGTTCTGAGATGTCTGCTCCTAAAACAGCAGGAACAGTGACCGTCGAGGGTAAAACAAACTCTTCGAAATTGACGTTTGCGTGGGCGGGAAGCGTAACAGATGTTACCTTGCCTGCAAAGTATAGCGCGAATGGAACGCAGATTAACAATGCGGCTACTATTACCGGTGACCCGGGAGCTACTGCGGAATTTCCTTTCTCTATCGAGTTGGAGTTTCCTAAAAACGATACTATCGAAGAGGTCGTTAGAACCTTAAAGGTGACGGCCAATGGCGGACAGGCTGCTCAGATTGCTATCAAACAGGCTGCCGGTGATGCTACATTGTCTGTTTCTCCGGCGGAAATTACTATTCCTCAGAGTGGATCTGCTGTATCCGTCAATGTTACGTCTAACACTTCTTGGACTGCCGCATAATGAGCATGCAAATTCCTTGGAAAGAAGGAGAAGGCAACATCGTTATCACTCCCGGTTCAAATGGAACCGCAAGCGTGTCAAGCGATGTTGCCAACGAAGGACTTGACAGGGAGCAGACTGTTGTGTTTAGGACAACTAATAGTGGAGTACAGGCATCTGTCTCCACTACCATCTCCCAAATAGGCAAGAGACAGGCATTTGCTGTTGCTGAAGGACGTTTCTTGTTGTCAGATGGAAGTACGTTTAATGTGATTAAAAAAGAGTTTGCATGAGTGATTATAATAGCGGATTTACAGGGGATAGAGTTGTAGAATTGCTGAACATGATTCCCGACTTGGCAAAGGCAGACTTGTCTAACGCTATGACTGTATCCTTGGGCATGAACGGATATGCTAAGTTTAATAATGGTTTATTGATTCAGTGGGGATACAAGTCAAGCTCAAGCAACGACACCTATGTGTATTTACCACTATCATTTTATAATACCAGTTATGTTCCTGTGATTACCTACTACGAACCGGGCAGCGGTATGAATGTTGTTTCTGGTTTTATAATATCGGTAGGTACAAACCTTTTTAGAATGCGTAGTAGATATACCGTTGGGGATAGTAATGGTACTGGCGCGGGAACTAATCCTTTTTATTGGATAGCCGTTGGGCGTTGGAAATAAATAATATTATGGCAAAATATTGGAAACAAGGATTCTACGATGAGCCACAAGAAGGTTCAGTAGAGATAACGGAAGAATACTGGCAGGAGTTGCTGGACGGTCAGTCATCCGGAAAGGAAATAAGGGAGAACGAAAGCGGCTATCCCGTATTGGTTGATCATGAGTATACCCTTGATGAACTAAAAGAGATGAAGATAGCGGATATTAATGCTTATGACAAGTCAGACGCTGTGAATTCATTCACTCTCTCCGGAAAGAGAATGTGGCTTACCAAAGAGGACCGCGTAGGTCTTGTTAACTCAATCAATATTGAGAAGCAGGCCGGAAGACTGGATACCGTTTTATGGTTTGATGCGGTAAAGTATACGATACCTGTTTCAAGTGCTCTCCTTATGCTGAACTCATTAGAGTTATATGCTCTTGATTGCTATAATGTGACGCAGCAGCATATTGCTTTCGTTCGGGGATTGCAGACGGGAGAGGAAGTCGAGTCTTACAACTACAAGACCGGTTATCCGAATAAACTAGAGTTTTCATTATAAACAGATAAAACTATGATTTTGGCAATACTATCATTATTGGTTTTCGCATCTTATGTTGGTGTGATGATTTACAAGACAAAGGGTATCCCTTATTCTATTTCCGATACCTATTACATTCTGAGTAACAGGTATTGGTTCGGTATATGCATGATTCTCCCGTCTTTGTTGTTGCTTCCGGCCGCATTGGATGCAAGTACAGAAAACAGTCAGTTCCTGATCTTTCTTTCTGTAGCCGGAATGATTGTATTGGGAGTATCCCCGAATTTTAAAGGAGCACACAAGAAAGCTCATATAGCCGGCGCGGTGATGTCGCTTGTATTCTCCCAAATATGGGTAGGATGCAATTCGTGGTATTGGCTGCTGCTATGGGCTGCATTTCTGATCTACGCGATAACGTTTGTAGTCAAGAATTGGTCCGGAAACCTTATATGGGACCTGACGGCATGCAAATCGATGTTCTGGATTGAGTTAATTTCATTGCTAACCGTTTACTTGACTTGTTTGCTATGAAGGAAGCTATAGTACATACAACTACAGGCGGATTTGCGGCAATCGCTACCGCATTTGTTTCCGAGTCATTGCAGAATATGATTCCGTGGCTGATTGTATCATGCGCGGTAATCCTTTGTGATCTTCTCTTCGGTGTCAGAAAAAGTATGCTAATGGGTGAAAAAGTCAGATTCTCTCGTGCAATTCGCGCTACTATGGGAAAGATGGTTACTTATTTTGCTTTTGTCTGCATGGTCTGCATGATCACTGTGGCAAGTCATAGCGAATATCCTATCGATGTATATTCCTGCTTATTGGTATGCTTTATTGAAGGGTGTTCGATTGTCGGCAATATATTGAAACCAAAGGGGATCAATATAAATGTAATTGGAGCTTTGGGAGTCTTTGGAAAGAAGGTGTTCAAGGTTGATAAAGAAGATGTGAAGGAGATTATAGAAAAGGAGAAGTAAGTATGAATTTATACACTATTATTTATGTTCTTCCCTTTTTGCTTTTTATCATACTCTATGCATTTGCGGAGAATAAGCCCAAAAATGGCAAAAGGAGTGTAAAGAATCGCAGAAGCTTGAAGAAACGTAGTTAAAGCATGTTCATATCCTAGGATGTAATCTGAAGGAGATATAAGTAATTTAGACGATGTCACTAATATGGGAAGAATTAGTATAAAGGCTTCTAGTTTGTATCTTCTTTTTGATATAGAAGAACATAGACATAACCATATAAAAGAAAAGTAAATGGATAATATAGAAGAAGTTGCCGTAAATATGATTTGCAAATATACATCGAGAGATTTAAACTCTGGTATATATAAATACAAAATAGAAAAGCATAGTGGCAGTTGTATGCAAAATCCTGTAAATACATTCTTTTGTTCAGCGTTATAGCTTTTTATTAATTCTGAAATATCCATAGGTGTATCATTTTTTGCAAAAGTAATAAATTATAAAATAGAAAATGAATATGATAAATAAAATCAGCGCACTAGCCGGCAAGCTTCTATCCATGATAGGCATAGACGGCATGGTCCACATTATAGTATGCCAGAATTTGGTTATGTGGCTATCAAAATATATTCCGCTATGGTTAGCGGTCGCTATAACCGTTGCGATCTTTATTCTGAAGGAAATATACGACAAGTATTGTAAGAAAAGCGAGTTTTCCATCAAGGATATTATCTGTGATTGCGGAGGTTTGGCGTTGGGAGTATTAACATTAATTTTATAGGAGGAAACATATATGGCAGATGTGAAGAAATTGGCACCGTTTATTCTAAAATGGGAAGGCGGTTTCGTTAATGATCCGGATGATTTGGGAGGTGCTACTAATATGGGTGTAACAATCGCTACCTATGAGGCGTATTGTAGAAAGAAAGGCTATCCTAAACCGACTATAGAGAGACTAAAGAATCTTTCCAAGGAGGAATGGACAGAGATATTGAAAACTATGTACTGGGATAGATGGAAGGCAGACGAGATCAAGTCTCAGTCGGTCGCTAATATTTTAGTTGATTGGATATGGGCCTCCGGTATTCATGGTATCAAGATTCCGCAGGAATTGGTTGGTGTAATGCCGGACGGAATTGTCGGACCAAAAACTATAGCGGCAGTTAATTCTAAGAATCCACGCGAGTTATTCGATCGTATCAAGATTGCCCGCTTCGATTTTATAGAAGATATCTGCCGGAAGCGTCCCGCAAACAACAAGTTCAAACGCGGATGGTTGAACAGAGTTAACGATATCAAATTTGAATCATAATAAGAGGAGGAACAATCATGAAATCAACAGTTATAACCTTCACAAAGGGTGAGAAGAATTATGTAAGCGATGCCGTTCAGGTAAATTCTGCGGAAGTAGGATTGCAGATTACATTTGAAAAAGGCGGTAAACTTTGGGTGTATATAAGCTATGACGGGCAGAATTACTCTTCAGTGGACAGCAGAAACTACACAAAAGACTTTGCTCGTTCGATTGTCGGTTGTATCCCTGGACAGTATCTCAAAATCGAATGTGAAACAGAACCGGTAAAGGCTTCTATCTTTGAATCGGAAGAATAATGGACGCAATAGGATTAAATCCAATTAAGCTTGATGCGATAGGGCTTGATCCTATTCGCATGAATGCGATACGCTTAGGAGTTCCGGGAGCTTCTTCCGGTTCCGCCCGTCCCTACATCGACCCCGACTTGCTCAAGCACGTCAAGATGGCCATCTCCACCTGGGGCAAGTCCAACGACGACCCCGACCGGGCAATCTTGAAGGACTTGTCCGGCAACGGGAACGACATGCGCCTGCTGAACTTCGGATTTGCAGAGGGCAGTGGATATGGGCTGTATGGAACTGATTTTACTACTTATCAAACTGTTCCTGCCTCTGTAGAAGTTGTTAGAACACATAATAAACTATCTGCTACAAATCATGGCATTATAGGTCATATGATTATCTATAAAACCATTGAAGATTCTTCTAGTTATCCGGATACTCCTGCTTTTAAAATAAAAGTTACTAATTTAACTAGCGAATTAAGATACTTTTATGTTAGTGAGACCAATACGGCTATCAGAACTTCAATTGCTATTACTTCTGATGGAGTGTATGATTTGCCTGAATCTAAGAATACATTATTTAATGGCACAGAACCTATTAATATTGGATTCTCAACATCCGCCGGCGGTTCTGTTACTATCGAGCAACTCCCCGACTTCGAAGGCTGGCTATGTACAGACGGAGTAGACGACATAATCGAGTCCGTCAAGCCCGTCTCTGAGATGTTGGAGGGTAGCAATGAGATTACGGTGGTGAGTATTATTCATCAGATATCAACTCCAAATACCAATAATTATACTAATGTAATTAGAACTAAAGCTGATTCTTATGGTGTTTCTATCGCAGTAGGGAAAGATGTAAGCAATGGTAAAACAGGAATATATGGATATACGGTAAAAGAAGGTAGTGCTACTATTATTAATTCAATATTAGGAGATAAAGCTGATTATACCCTTAGATACAACAATATTAATGCAAATATTGATTCTAAATTTTTTGTACAGGGTTGGTATCTTAATGGAAGTTACAGAGAATTATCTCAGATCGCTTACGCCGGAGGCTTCATCGCCAACAAAGTCCTGACCACCGACGAAATCAATCAGATCATCTCCTATTTCAACTTGGACCGTCCGGGACAGATTATCAAGCCTCAGTTGTACTACAACATCAAGAAGCAGGGTATCACAAACGAGAACCACGCAGAGTTCAACGATCAGTTGATTGACTTTGTAGGAGGTCACAACATTCAGCTAAACAATATCGGCTGGGAAGGAGAGAGTGGTATCAATAGCTATCCTGTAATTTTCGGTGTTAATAAGACTTGGAATGCTCAAGGTAGTAAAGAGGATGATAAATATTATATTTATACTAGTAGTGCTAATAAGTATAATATTACACAAATTAAAATTAGTAGTTCTTTATTTTATAGTTATATAAAAAGGAATGGAGAGTTAACTAGTGATAATAAAGATATACCATCTTTTAAACTTAAAGTAACTGGATTAGACTATGATAAATTTTACTTAGCTTATTATTATTTAAAATCATCAGATGTAGAAGTTAAGAATGTTACTAATATTACTTCTGATGGAATTTATGAATTGCCTAAATCGTTTGCTAGTGACGGAAGTTTAACTGAAACTAATTCTTACATAGGATTAAGTTTTATTAGAAAATCAGCTAATATTCCTGATGTAGTAAAAAATGTAAATGTTACCATCGAAGTCCTCCCCACCATCGAACACGCTCTCAGCCTAGACGGAATCAACGACTTCGGCAAGGTAACCGGTCTCCCTGTTTTGAAGGACTATACGGTAGTGGCTCTTCGTAAATGGTTATATGGTGATTCTGTAACAAGTACTGAAACTGGCTCTATTGTTTCTAAATGTAAAGTTGGTAATAACGGTGCTTTTATTTTAGAACAGACGTTTAATCGAAATCCTTCTCGCTCTAGCACCTTTTCTTTTGGCACAATTAACTCGTTGATGAGTAACGATAAGTTGAACGAAGAATCATTTACTTATCAAACTAAATATAGTTATAACGGGGAGACTATAGTATCTGGTTCCGGTGTTGATGGTGACTCCATGTGGCTAGGAACGATTAGAGACGGTGATGCTCGTTTCTCTAAACTTGCATTATGGTCTCTCATGCTCTTCCCCTACAGTCTCTCCGAGTTCCTGTTGGAACGCCAACTGAGAAAGTACAAGGCAGGAACGCTATATCCGGATATGATTGAGTTCAGACCGATTGTAAAGAGTAACATCCCTTACTCTTCAATCTCCTACTCAGTTAATCCAGGAGAATACATTGTCGAAGGTAGCGCAGTAACTATCACCATAACCTTGTCAAATGCTTCTGATAAACTGGTCGGTGTATCATCCAACGCCATCAGCGACATATCCACCTCTGGAGACAATGGTGTCTATGAAGTAACCGGAAAGGTCGCCAAGTCTCCTCAGAAGATCAGCATAGTTATCTCCAGCTACTTGACAATGTTAGGTAACGAGACTTTAATTTCGAATAAAAAATTAATTAAAAACGAATAATATGGAAAAGATATTTGATATAGCAAAGGACTCCGAAAAGTCGTGGGGAGTCATTGCGCAAGGGATAGATGGGAATTTTGAGGAGTTAAGCCTCAAAGTGGACGGAACGCGGAGGATTACTGGTAAGGATTTCTATAATGGACTGTATGAGTATGGAACCGGTATCAAGGATAGCAGGTATAATGTTGTATGTGGCCCATTGAAAATTTCTGTAGGAGAAAAAATAAACATTGTTCCTTCTGGTACAACAAAAATGGGAGCAAGAATATTCGACAGCGAGAATCTCACCAATGCGACTACGTTGAAGAATACAATTGATATATTATCAGAATACGAATATATTTCAGAATTTGACGGATATATTCTTTTTAGCGCAAACGACACAAGAGGTGTTGTTATTTCTGCTGAAACATGCACAGTTTCAATTTCGCTTGTCAACAATTTAACAGATAAGATAAACGACAAGATTGAAAAGTTAGAAGAAGAAGTTTCAAATTTAGATATTAATATATGTTGCACTCCATTTTCTCACGTAAATACGACGATAGTAAACGATTGCCAGCATAGCGATTCGTATGAATTGTCAAACGGAGAAATTGACGCAACAAACAAACTGCTTTGGAATCATTCGTTGCATATAAACAACGGAAATGTTGTGTTTAAGATAAATCCTATTAACCTTGTTGACAATGTTTTATCGTTAAAGATGATGATAAATAGCATTGCATCAAGCGAAAAAAGCGTAGAGGTTAAGATATATAACAACACAGAGTCAAACAATTACTATGTTTATGAATTGATGCGGGCAAACGTCAACACTGTATATGGCACATGGCGTGAATACACAATACCATCACTTGCGTATTGGTATAAAAATGGAAATTCTGTCAATCTAGAGAGTATCGACAGAATATCTATCAGTGGAGTTAATTGCGATTTTAATGTACAGTATGTAGGAATTAAGTCAAATAGACTGAAAAAAGGTATTGTGACATTTACATTTGACGACGGCTATAAGTCACAAGCTCTTGCTATGAAGGCTCTCGCAGAAAGAGGATTGAGCGGAACTATCTTTGCAATAAAGGATACTTTTAGCTATGGCGATGATAGTGAATACCTCAACTTAAATGGATTTAGAGAAGTTGTTGATAAATATAACGCTGATATAGAGTGTCACGGAGCATCATCATTTGATGATATGTCAGACGATAATGAATTGGCTACGTATATGCAGCAAACGAAACAAATGCTTATTGATAACGGACTTGGAAAGGGAGACTATATGGCATATCCAAATGGATTCCACTCTGATCGAGTTGTCAACATTGCGAAAAGATTCTTTAAGGCATGCCGAACAATCCAGAATTATATACCGATGGAAACCTATCCCCCGTATGATTTGTATCGAATAAGAGCGTACAGTAATATCAAGTCATCAAGTACAGACAAGATTAAACAGCTTATTGACAGGTCTGTAGCTTCTGGGGCATGGCTTATTTTAGTATATCATAAAATTGAAGATGGAGAAACGGGGATGTATTGCAGCCTTGAGTCATTAGAGGAAGTAATTGACTATGCTGTCAATTCGGGTATTAGGATTATGAACTTTAAGGATGTCTTTGAATCTGGAGTCGTTATTTAACGTAAGTCAACTACTTAAGATAACTCAATATTAACTGACTTGTTATAAAAAGCAATTATGAAATACACTGTATTCCCAACAATTGACTTGCAAGAGGTTCCTCAAGAGGAGATAGACAAGCGTAACCTTGTACCTCGCAAGAGCGTAAATGAAAGTAAAACTTTGATGAAATGCCAGCACTATGCTGAGTTATTTCCTCATAAGATGATTAAGACTATTGCTGATGACGGAACGGAAGAGCTATCTTTTCCTTATCCTACCTATGAAGGCGAAGAGTTGAATACTTTATTATCCGGTCCGGAGTGGTCATCAAGTGAAAGTATCATATGAAATCTCTCCCTTGGATATTAGTCTGCCTGCTTGTATGCGTGGTCGTGTGGATGCGTTGTAATCCGCACGATCCATCAACGGTGTACATTAAGGGAGATACTGTACGTATCCGGGATACGATAAGAGACACCATTCCCATACCGGTAAAGGAAACTCTGAAGCGTACCGATACGGTGTATTTGCCGATTATAGTAGATACCACTACCGACAGAACCGTAGAAGGCGATTCGGTTCCGGTACTTATACCGATAACAAGCAAGGAGTATAAGACTGATGATTACCGGGCAGTGGTTAGCGGTTATAAGCCCAGCCTTGACTTTATGGAAGTCTACAGAGAAAAGGAAATCATTACTCTAAAACCAAAGCAAAAACACTGGGGGCTTGGCCTGCAAGTAGGCTACGGTTATCCAGGTGGATTGTATGTCGGTGGTGGAGTAAGTTATAATTTATTTATGTGGTAATACCGGCACTATCTTCACAGACCGTTTCCGGTATGAAAAGTTTAAGTTGTATTTATATAACAATTTCCATTGGAAAAAGGTTTATTAAGAAAGGAGGACAAAATGAGACATTAATTGATTATTAAGCACTAAGTTATCCGGTAAAGTAGAAGGCCGGTTATCATAACAAATGTAACTCTTTTGGGGGATAGAGTAAAAAAGAACCCCCAACACTGAAAGTTGACGCCAATCGAACTTTTTAGCATACCAAAAGCATACATAGGTAGTGTCGGGGGTATAATATCCTTAACATTCCTATATATGCTTTTGTTTATTTGGTACTGAGTACGATTGGCAAAGGCAAAAGTACAACAAAAAATTAAATTACTATGTGTAAGTCAGAGATTTTTGCCGAGATTCTAAATATTGTTGGGAAAGAAACTGAAGTTTCTACTGAATTGATCCTTTCATCAAGTAAAGTTACTGAAGTTGTTGACGCCCGTTCTATTGTAGTATTCTTCCTCACTGAATACGGGCTATATCCTGAACAAATAGCGACTTTGCTTCACAAGACATCCGCTAGTATCCGTTATCTTATATCTACTTTTGAAAGCCGTAAACTGGCAAACAAAATGATTGCAATATATCTGCAAAATATTCGCAAATCGCTTGAAAATGAGCTCTGATTTACCGTATTTCTATTATATACTTTTGTGATGCGGTTAATATTGACCGTGTTATAATTGTATATCAATATGAGTGAAACAAAGACTTACGTTTTCCCGGAGTCAGGCGGGAACGGTGGCGGTAGTGGAATGATGGCCATGCTGGCTCCTCTATTGCAGCAGAAAGGAATTGATCCGAACTTGTTGGTAGCTATGAATGGCAAGAACAACAATAGCGGCTTCGGTGGGGAAGGATCATGGTTTATATGGGTGATTTTTTTGTTTTTCCTTATGGGATGGGGAAACAATGGAAATGGATGGGGAAACAATGGCGGCGGCAACAACGCAGGCGGAATCCCTAATCTTATCAACAACGATGCAGGAAGGGAGTTGCTTATGAGTGCTATCCAGGGAAATGGTCAGGCTATCAATACGCTGGCTACCAATTTGAATTGCTCTGTAGGGCAAATTCAACAGTCTATCAACAGCGTCATGACGCAGATTCAGGGAGTAGGCAACCAAATCGGGATGTCTTCACAGCAGATTATCAACTCCGTGCAAGCTGGTAACTGTCAAATAGCACAAGCAATCGCAGACTGTTGCTGCAAGACGCAGAATGCTATTACTACGCAAGGCTATGAAAGTCAGTTGGCTATCTGCAACCAGACTAATACCTTGGTGAACACGGCCAACCAGAACACCCTGTCATTACGTGACGGAGCAACCGCAAATACAAATGCTATTTTGGGGAAACTGGATGCAATGCAGAATCAGGCCTTACTGGACAAGATCGATGCGCTTCGTGAGGCTAAATCAGCTTTGCAAACTCAGTTATCACAGGAACATCAAACATCGACATTCGGGCAAATGATTGGTCAGGCAACAGCTCCTCTGGGTGCTGCTTTAGGTGATCTCAGTTCGCGCCTGGCAAAAATCGAGTGTAAACAACCAGAGACTGTTACTGTTCCTTACAGTCCTATTGCGGCAGTTCCCAACTGTGTAGCATACCAATACGGCTTGTATGGTGGTTTCAATCCTTACGCTGCCGGTAATGGCTTTTGGGGTTAATAGAGGAAGGAGGCTATTATGGCAGTATATCCTTTCCAATTTGTAAACCGTAGGGGTTCTGCGGCTATATCAACCTCGGGAGTAACGGTCAATACTGCTAATGTGGTGTTTTCCTTTCCCAACCACGCCTTTGTTAACGCATGGTATAGAGGGACAATATACATCGACATTGCCCAAGCGGTACCTACCGGAACAACCGGCACGCTTCCTGTTCTGTTTGAGACCAATGGAGCTACCCAGGCGGTCACTAAATATAATGGAGAAGCTCTGACTGCGGCAGACATTCCCGGTACTGGTGTGTATGAGTTCTGGTTTGACCGTGCTACCAACACGTTGCAGATTATGACCGGAGTAGTTTAAAAACAACAATGGGCGGGAGCAATCCCGCTCCTTAAAGAGTTAATTAATTATGCCTTTTCAGAATTTAAGAACAAACAGCGAGTTCTTTGTCCTTCATAGGGACGGTACTCCATATATAGAAGTAGGATCTGTAGCCGGGGTTTCCAATCCTGTGCCGGAGTTTATGCAACAACCTCTTCCCTATGGGCAGCCCCCGAGAATGGTGGTTGATATAACAATCAAGGTCGGGGAGCAGACGGTGACTTTCCAAAAGATACCGGCAATGTCTGACATTGCTGATGCAAACTTTCCCGGAGGTGGGAATATGGTAATATCCGGCTCAAGGGAATCGATGAATGCGGAAGTTGCCGCCATGCGCAACCGCTCTTCGGAGATATTGGGCAGTGTTGATCATCATCGTTCCGTCATAGAGTCATGCGACAAGATGCTTCAGGTCCTTAATCCTGAATTTGCAGAACGCCAGCGTCAGGAAGCGGAAAATAAAGCGCTTCGGCAAGAACTTAGCGAATTGAAGGCTATGATGGCTGATTTCTTCAAGTCTTCTGAAAAGACATCTGGTAGTAACAATTCTAAAAAACAATAGTATGATGATGATTGAGATTTCCGAGAGCAAGGTCGAGAAAATGTCCGACTACGCTGAAAAGATGCTTAAATACGGTGGTAAGCTGATGCAATGCATCGAAGAATTATCCGGTGGTGAAAGCATGGGAAGACGTGAACGTTATTATGACGATGACGACGACCGCTATGACGAGATGGGTGAACGTGGTGATTATGGTGGCGGTTCCGGTCGTGGCGGCTATGGCGAAAGACGCGGCGTACGTGGTACAGGACGCTATTCCCGTTATCGTTAATGTTTAATTAGGGGGTGGATCATTTCTACTCCCTATAACTTTATTTAATCATGAGGAGAGAACCTTTGGATATAAGAGATAGAAGACCGGAAGAAATGGAAGCTTACTTGTCTAACTTCGGTTGGCATTTCAATAAGAAAATGTGCGAGTTTGCAGTGTCGCTCATGAAAAAGCTTAATCCTTCTACCGGTAAAAAAGAGCGGATTGAACCGATATCGAAAGAGAAAGTAGATGAGTTGCTTACCCGCTATGGCATAAAGCTTGAAAATAATGCGCTATATGATTATGTTTATGTAGCCAACATGGGTAAGGCAGATTATCTGAAGTCATCTATTCCCGACGAAGCGCATTTGGCTCTTTATATAAAGGATACAATTGATGACCCTGATGCTCCTGACGGGGCAACGATGAGAAGATGGTATGCGACAATGATTGCTGCCGGAGAACCTATTGAATGGGACGAAACGCTTTGATGAATGATACGACAACGGTTTGCATTACCCAAGTATGAATGGAGCTGCATGGTATATTATGCAGTAGATACATATTATACAGAGGAAATACTGGATAATATGCATTCCATCGGTTGCGACGGTGATATGCTTCGTACTGCGTATGAGAATATTAGCTCCGGCAATTTGAATACCGGAGTTACTTATTCCAACTTCGGCACCCGGGAAACAGTAATGGTCATTGCCCTTACTTCGTCCCCAAAGGAATTTGCCAAGTCCTGGCGGCATGAATGCGGGCACATGGCTACTCATATTTGCCAGGCGTTCGGTATAGACCCTTACGGGGAGGAAATTCAGTATATCGGAGATGATATCATCGAAAAGACATGGGAGTATGCTAAGACATTGTTATGTGAGTGTGACTGCTGTAAAAACAAGGTCAAACATTTAATACGCTAATCCATGAAGAATAAAGAAATTAAGAAAGCATTAAAGAGTGATACGCCTATCAACAGTATGTATGCTCTTATTCCAGGCAATAGGTTGCAGGCTTTCAAAAAGTTTGCCTCCCGATTTGGATTTACTGAAGAACGAATAAAAACAGTGCTCGAAAATGAGAAACGATAAGCTGGACATATTGCTTGAACAGGCCGACGACCGGTATCACTCGGATTTCTGCCGGCTCCTGCTTGTGATGCTATGGAACGCCTAGAAAGGTGGTTGTATTGGCTGATTCCTCTTGCAATTATTGCAAGGGTTATATCTTTGTGTGTATAATTGATATTGTAACTTGATGAGTGTAAAACATATAAAATAATCTATTTTTTATTGCAATTTATCTTCTACCTTTTGCAGATACAAATTAAATTCATACATTTGCAGCACATGATTATGCCTTTGGCTTACGTTTGTCCCCCTCTTGATAATGGGCATGCCTAACCAAAGGCCATTTTTTTATTTTATGAAAACGCGTCCAAATACATCGTACACAGAAACCCCTATAAGAGTTGCCATATTAATTGATGGTGGGTATTTTATAAAACGCTATAATGCAATGTATAATAAGTCCGGCAAAAAGACAGCATTAACTATTGCCAATGATTTATATACTATATCCCATTCTCATGTAGGGAAAAATAATTATTTATATCGCATTTTTTATTATGATTGTGTACCATTCGCCAAAAAGATACATAATCCTGTCTCTAATAAATGTATAGACTTTTCTAAAACAGAAGAGGCTATCCGCAGAAGTGAGTTAATAAACGAACTTAAGAAAAAGAGAAAAGTCGCTCTGCGTCTAGGTAATATTAAGGAAAGCAAAAGATGGCTTTTCTATGATAACACAATGAGAAAATTATTAAAGAAAGAGATTTCTCTTGATGACATTAATGCGGATGACGTATATTATGAATTGCGTCAAAAGGGGATTGATATGAAAATTGGTGTTGACATCGCTTCTTTATCTTTAAAAGGTTTTGTAGATAAAATCGTTCTTATTTCTGGAGATTCAGATTTTGTCCCTGCTGCAAAATTGGCTAGACGTGAAGGGATTGATTTTGTTCTTGATCCTATGCATTGCGAACATATCGAAAATGATCTATATGAACATATTGATGGATTAAAAAGTATACCTTTATATCATCAGAAAGATGCAAAGAAAAAATAGCTCCTTTCCATTTATAACGCCTCTTTTAAAATGGAATTGCCCGGCATACAACATGCTGGGCTTTTTTGTACCTTTGCCGAAAATTAAAAATCATGGAAGAAAACAAATACGACCAAGAATCGATCAGAGAGCTGCTCTCATGGGCGCAGAATACATTAAATAACAAGACCTACCCGGAAGGAGAGTTGGTCCTGGACAAATGCATCAAAGTAATAGACTGCAAAAGTCATATAGAGGCAATGATCCAGATGATCTCTAAGAACTGGGAGAATCCGACGTTTTACCCGACGATTGACATGTTCCGGAGATTTAGAGAGAAACTGGAAGAAATATAATGCATTTTTCCTACATTTGTAGTGCCAACAATAAAATTACCAAAAGTAGTAGGATACTTCCTACTTAAATCTATCCAGTTTTTGTGTAAAAAGGCAGCTTATTAGGCTGCCTTTATGTTTTCATCAACATTATATCTGCTTTCATCTCTATATACTCTTTATATTTGCTTGGATTATTTATATAGTCAATAACTCTTTTAATAGCTATTTCCGCTTGCTTAAATCTCGTTTTAGCATAGTACCTGACAATGCCTCTGCTTTTATCTGAATGAGCAAGGCAGTAGTCTATCACATTGTCTGGTATTCCTAAGTCAAATGCGTATTGAGCAAATGACTTTCTGGCAGAATAAAATACAACTTTTTCCTTTATTCCTACCTCCTTTGCAAGCTCAGAAATAGACCTGCATATGTATCTTGAGAAATTGTGATAAGAAAACTTATATCCGAAATCCAATTTCTTTGTTTTGTTGTTTATCCATTTGTCTATTATTTCTTTTGCTGGATCAGTAATAGGAAGTAAGCAATGTTGTTCTGTTTCAGTTTTAAGCTTCGTTTTAATTCTTACATAATCTACTTTATCGCTAGTAAAACGAGTATTCATCAAATCTATTAAGTTCATTCCACCGAGATAAAAAGAAAGCATAAAAACATCCCTTGCCACAATATACTTTTTTTCTTTGGGATTACTATTTCTTATCATATTAAGACTTTCTAAGGCTATATCTACTTCTTTAATTGGAGATTTAGGGATTTTCTTATAAGCAAACGGATGTATTTCGTATCTCACAGAACCAGAGTTTATATTTCTATTGATCACCGCTTTTATTTGAGACATCATCATTCCTATTGTTGTGTTCCCTATGTTTTTTTTCGTTTTCAGATATCTTGAGAATCCGTCAATAATATTGGGTGTTATATCTGACATGGGTATTTCTCCTCTTGTAAATTCTGTGAAGTATCTGCAGCTCCTTTCAATCAATACTGCATAACTTTCCCTACCTTCGGAATTTAGTTCATCTATAAATAAGGAGCACGCTTTTTGATATGTAATATTCTGTTTGTCTTTTATTTTTGAGTCAGAAACTAATATATCTTTGATTTGTTTGCAAGAATAAAGAGATTGATGTTTTATTTCATCAAGTTTATTCTGCATATCATTCATCATGTTTCTTAGTTTTGAATTTATAATTGAAGCATCCGGACGTTTTGTTACCTGTCCATCCTTAAATTGCGAAAGGTTGTCGATTATAAAACGTGTTACAATATAACATGTTTCCTTCTTATGACATACAGCTATTCTTATTTTATGCCTTCCGTCCTTTAAAACTTTTGCTTTGAAGATTGTAAGTTTAATAGTTGCCATAATAGATTAAAATTTAAAGGATAAGTTTTGGATAAGTTTTTTTGTCCACCACTGGACAATTTTTCCTTTTTTTTAATCTATAAATTGAAGATCTCGTAAATGAAAACGGAAACCTAAGTTGTTAAATACAAGATAATTAATAGGTTCCCGTTTTAGAGCCGCTAGCCAGACTTGAACTGGCGACCTACGCGTTACGAATGTTTCTCCAAAATATAGGATAACAATCTGATAATAAAAATGATAACTTGGCGCTATTATGTGGTGAAGATAAGTTTTTGAACATTTATTCGTCAAACATCTCTCCCTTTCCTAAAATAATCCACTCGACAGATACTTTGTAATCTTTATGTAAATAAACGATCCACTCTGGCTTTAGTATATGTTTGTCGGGATAGAATTTTACACAGTTTACATTCCAACGATGCAAATTATTGTTTCTAGTGAAAGTTTGAAGCCCTCGTATTTTTTTTTGGGCTTTCAAGGTTTCTATAGCTTCAAAGAAACGCTTGCTTATAGCGATTCCTTCTTCTGATATTATTGCCATTTTATTTAATATTTTGGTTCTTTGTATCTTGCATTGAAATATCCGACCCACTTACATGAACACATCTTGCAGTATTTTCCTGCTGGGCAAGAAATTTTTTATTTTGTTCCTGCATGGATTCGATTGTTCTTTGCTGTGACAACACGGTTTCAGTAAGTCTTGATATCTGTTCAAAAACTTCTCTGCTCATAGAAATGGAATCACTTTTACCTTCCAGTTTTTGTTCTATTAGTTCTTCTAAAATCTTTTCTTTTAGCTTCTCTTTATTACTTCCAGAAATACCCTTTTCTATAATTCCAGCTACCGCATCGTATTTTTTAAACATAGGTACATCAGCACCAGATAACCATCCTGTTGTGAGGTGATACTTATCCTCTATTATTTTTTTTGTATACATCCTTGAAAGCTGTAACTCCATTCTCTATTCTTGAATAGGTATTCTGACCGACCTTAAGTAGATCAGCCATTTGCTGTTGCGTCATGTTCATGTGAATTCTGAACTGTTTCAGCCTGTTTTCTTCTCCATTATCCATACAAGTGATTTTTATTGTCCATTTTAAGGATATTTAAATATAAAAACATTCATTTTACCCTCAAAATGGATATATTTGCATTGCAATTAATTATATAACACTACAAAGATAATGAAAGATGATTTAAAAACAACCAAAAAGCTTTGTGAAGGTGATAAAATAACCTTAAAGGACTATTATTCAAATCTTCCAAATGCTACTCATCCCAAAACTGAGTTTATCAACGAGGTGATAAAAAAGACAGGAGTGTCTTTTACTGCTGTAAGAAACTGGGTTGTATATGGAATGAAACCTAATAACCCAGAACATATCGCTGCCCTTTCTGAAATAACAGGGATATCTCCTGAAAATCTATGGTCCGACTAAAATGTGTGGAATGATGAAGGATTTGGAGTTTTACATATTTGAAGATGAGCTTTGGTGCATGTTTCCTGACGGAAGCAATAAACCGATAACAGATAAAGAAACTGTTCTTGTGAAAGATATCCTCGAACGTATAAGGGAGTGTTATCCTGAAGCGTATAAAGCATTAATGGAATGTTATAGCAGAAGCTCGCAGAATATCCCATACTTTCAATTTCTTATGGTAAATAGATTTTGCAAGTGCAATTTTGGAGAGTTGGATAATACTAGCAGGGATATAGATAAAAAAGGTGGATTCAATTTTGAACGTGTGAGATGTCCTATGCGTGGTGAATGCAGATATGAGGGCGTTATTTGCTGTCCACAATTCAACTGCCGTATATCAGATGCGGAAATGAGAGTTATGCAGTTGGTATATGAAGGAGCTAATAACGAAGAGATTGCAGAAAAACTCTATCTCTCCCCCCATACTGTGAAAAATCATATTAAGTCAGTGTATATCAAACTTGGTATTCATGAAAAATCAGAGTTTATTCAATACGCGTACAAGAACAACCTTTTTAAAGATTAGATACAATGTTGAATGAGGATGTATTAAAGATAGTTCTCAATGATAAAACTTTTAGCCAACGTGAAGCTGAAGAAATAGTAGGAAGTAGAGGACGTTTGTTCAAATTGATAGGCTCGGGCGGTATTCGTGCTGAAAAGATACCCTTTAATCGTCAAAATGGAAGATGGTACTGCAATGCCTATGATGTTATCAAAAACGCATCTTTAAAATAACTGATAATCAAATAGTTATATCAAGTTAAAGACGAAATATTTACAGATGAATCATTTGTTTAAAAGTAAAAAATAAAGTAGTTTTACAACATAATTAAAAGATAATCAATCAGTTATGAAAAAGACTCCGTTAGTAACAATTTGGATTTTATCCTTTATTCTCATGGTAATTTATGAAGACCCTTACAAGATTATGTTTTGGATCTCATTTGCTGTATTCGCTTGGTGCTCCGTGTATATTGGAAAACATAATAAAAGATTTGAGCATGAATACGAGTAAATCTCCGTATGTAATCCAAGGAATCACCCTGATAACATATAGTGGAAGAAAACTGCCTCTTACAATTGTGGAGAAGGAGATTATAGATATTCCCATCAGATTGACGAAAAACAAAATACTTGATGCTTTTGCTTCAATGAAAGATAAGCCTGTCGATGTGAAACTAAAAGTGAAATACATATAAAAGTGTACATAAGAGCAATGAAAACAAAAGAAGAATTATTAGCAATGGGTCATGAAGACTTGGCTTCACTTACATATAAAATAATGTATGAGCAATGTCTCCTTGAGAATAAGGAAAAAGAAAACAAAAGATTAAGAGAAATACTTGACGCTATTGGTGTTACGTATGAAAGATTCAAATCTGAATTCCATGAATAATGAATTACAGCAATTAGAAGCAGAGTTGAAAAAGGTGGAATCTAGCAACCTTGAATATCTTCCCGAATATGGATATTCAAGGAAAGAGGAAATAATCCAGCTTATCAAAGAGGATATATCTGAAGTCAAAAAAGAAATCAATAAAAGACTAAAGTTATACTCTTCTGGTATTTCATCAGGATATACAGAGAAAAGCTTAGAAGAAGAGAGGACTGGCCTTTGTCTAATGCAGGGGTTGGCGAGATATTGTTAAACTTTAAAATATTAGAGCAATGGAAGAAAACAAATTAACAAAACAGGAAAATGATGCATTGGCAATGTTTGGTAAAGGCAAAACCATTTATCAAGTTGCAGGTAACGACGTGGCATTATCATTTGATATTGTACGTAACTATTTGACTAAAGGTAATGGGCAGGTATCTGATCAAGATATTGTTCAGTTTATTAGTATTTGTAAATTCAACCAGCTTAATCCATTCTTGAACGAAGCATTTCTTGTTAAGTTCGGACAACAGCCGGCACAGATGATTGTCAGCAAGGAAGCGTTTTTCAAACGTGCTGACGCTAGTGAACAATACGAAGGCTTCAAAGCGGGCATCATTATTATTAGAGATAACCAGATTGTAGAGGTAGAAGGCTGTTTTTATAATGAAAAGACAGATGTACTTGTAGGGGGATGGTGTGAAGTTTACCGATCTGACCGCAAATTTCCGATTGTAGCAAAAGTTAATCTTTCCGAATATGACAAAAAGCAATCTATATGGAATGAAAAAAAATCCACTATGATTTCCAAGATAGCCAAAGTCCAGGCATTGCGTGAAGCTTTCCCGGCCCAACTAGGTGCAATGTATACACAAGAAGAGCAAGAAGTTAAATTTACCGAATATGAAGATGTCACAGACAAAGAAGATAAGGGTAAAAAAATAGCAGAAATTGCTGCTAAGGCCGCAGGAGTGGAAGAGCAACCTAAACCGGAACAACCGGTAAATCAGTCTCAAAATAATACAAGTAATAAACCGGTTCAAAAAACATTATTATAATGGAAATATTAGAAGGTAACGGTCAGCATTCTCTTTCATGGTTTAGACAACGCATAGGCAAAATTAGTGGTTCAAATGTCGGATTACTTATGAAAAGCAGCAGAAACGGCATATTTAGTGATACTGCTAAAAGTTATATTTTTCAAGTTGCGGCAGAGCGAGCTATGAATCCTGAAATAGTAAATGATGATATTGCATTTACAGAATACTTATCTGCTGTAAATGTAGAAAGTAAAGCTATGCGTTTTGGAACAGAGCAAGAGGCAAATGCACGTGATTTGTATTCTAAGTTAACGGGAAGGCATATTGTAGAAGTGGGGTCGTGTAAGCACCCCACTATTCCTAACTTTGCAAGTAGTCCTGATGGCTTCTTTTATGATGAAGAATTGGGAGAACGGGCATGTATTGAGATAAAATGCCCTTCTCAAAATACTTTCATGAAGTATAAAAGTGAAGTATACGACAATGACTCTTTGCTTCAAGTAAAATATGAATACTTTTATCAGTGTATGGCTCACATGATGTGTTGTAATGCAAACTGGACTGATTTTGTTGTATATAATCCTTTTCAAATAGATCCTATTCACATTGTTCGTATACTACCAGACGAAAAGGTTTTTGCAGAAATGGAAAAGCGTATCAGAATGGCGGACGATATTATTGACCAAATAGCGGATATAGAATAATGGGCGATTCATTGATAAAAGAAACTCAACTCCAGCGTATTATACGAAAAACAGGTAGAAAACCATGTGAATGCAAATGTTCATTATGCAAAATGCAATGCCATACTCCTTGTTTAGGAACCCCGCAAGATATTGAGAAATTGATAGATGCGGGTTATTCAGACCGGTTACTCCCCACTCTTTGGGGAGCCGGAATGATAATGGGGGTTATTGATTTCCCAGTTCCTATGATCCAAATTGCATCGGGCGATAATTATTGTTCATTCTTTCATGATGGCTTATGTGAACTTCATGATAAGAGATTAAAACCTACAGAAGGTCGTTTATCTCATCATTCCACCAGTGTTGATAATTTCAAAGCATCAAAAAGCATAGCATGGAATGTCGCAAAGGAATGGCTTTCAGTAGATAATGCAGAGGTGATAGAACGTATTGTTGATAAACTAAATAAAAAATAGAGCAATGGAAACACAATTAGCAATCCAAGAAAGAGACCTAGAACTGGTTGTTAGTGAAAAGACACTCGGTAGCCTTACTACCAATGCCAAGCAAATTAGAGACATTGTAATGGTAAATTTGCCGAAGTACGATATATCTAACTACAACGATGATAATATCGATCAGGCAAAGAAAGATAAAGCAGCTCTTAATAAAGCAGCGAAAACTCTTAACGCCAAACGTCTTGAAATTGAGAAAGAGTTCATGAAACCTTTCATAGAATTTAAAGATGTGGTAAACGATACAGTGAAGCTTATCGGAGAATGTTCTGCTAAGATTGATGCTGTAGTAAAACAGAACGAGCAGCAATATAAGGAAAAGAAAAAAGCAAACATTAAAACCTATTTTGATGGCATGAACACCAATCTTGTAGATTTTAACAAAGTATTCAAGCAGGAATGGTTAAACAAGACTGCGAGCATGAAGTCTGTTTGCAGTGATATTGATGCCATATTTGCTAAAGTTGACAATGAGATATCTACGCTGAAAGGTTTTGGTGAAGATTTTGATGTTATTCGTACCTATTATATGGATACACTTAACATCACATCCACCATCCAATATGCCAACCGATTGAAAGAGCAACGTGAGCGAGCTAGGGCCGCGGAAGAAGCCCGAATTAAGTCGGAACAAGAAAAGCAACAAGCGGAAGAAGCTCGTAAAGCTGTTGAAGCAGAACAATCCAAAACACGTCCGGTCAATCCATTTGCGATGGCAAATCAAAAAGCTGACGAACAAGTACCTTTTATCCAATCTAGGACACAACAAACTGAATTATTAACGAGAGCTTTCAAGGTCACTACTACACGTGAACTGATTATTGCCCTTGGTGACTTCATGAATGAAAAAGGTATTGATTTTGATAAAATAGAATTATAATTTATAAACGTTTAAATCGTGAAAATATGGATAAAGTAGTGGCACACGTATATGAATCATACGATTATGATAAATTTCATATCATGGATAAAGGGAATAGGGATATTACCCATTCCGAAAAAATTGCAAGACAAATGGGAGAATAATTTCTATTTACAGTAATTATCGTTAATGATAAATATGAAATCATAGACGGACAAAATAGGTATCTTGCATCAAAACTGTTAGGAAAGCCGATACGATATGTAATAGCCGAAGGTTACGGAATAAAAGAAACTCGACTTTACAATATGGAAACAAAAAATTGGCAGAAAAAAGATTTCATAAAATCTTTTGCAGACGAAGGGAAGGAAGAATACCTAAAATTTGCTGAGTTTCAAAAACGTTATAGTGATTTCCCCTCTTCTGTGTGTGAGTTTTTGCTTCGATTATCAATGTGTAATGATTACTCAGATAAGAGGTGCAAAAATACATTTAAATCTGTTCAAAGAGGCTTGTTTGTTATAGATGATTATAAACGTTCGTGTGAAGTTGCTGACATTGTTCTCTCATACAAACCATTCTGCGAAGGTCAGCGTCATCCTATCTATAAAAGAAAAGAGTTTGTTTCTGCAATAATCAAACTTTCGAGATTAAAGGAATTTGACAATAAATTAGTTTTAAAGAAAATAAATCTTAATCCGCGTGCATTTGTACCGTGTATATCTTCCGATGAATATATTCGTATGATAGAAGATATAGTTAATTATAAAAATAAAAATAGAATCAGATTCAATGTATGAGTGAAACTGGAAAAGAATACGGACTATTTGTAAAACAGCGAAGAGAAGAACGGTATAGCCAATTTGTAACCTCAATTCTCCCTGCTATCAAATCTTTAGGCTATGAAGTTATTCAACGAAATGATTATGGGTTCGAATTCATTGTTCCTAAGAAAGGATTTGGCTGGGTTATATTCTATCCCAAAGGTAATAGGTTATTATTATGTAAGCAAAATAAATGGCTATACGGTGGTTTCTCTTGGATTCGCAAACATATACTTAAAAACAATGGAAGTATGCAAAACAGATGTGCAGACCGTTATTCGGCTTCGTGATAAGAGTGCAGAATTAATTAATGAATATTGTAAGAAGCCCTGCGAACTTGATAAAGCAAGACAAGCCAAAAAGCTAAGTAAAAAATTAAAAAAGAAAATATACAATGGAAAAGAATGAAATTTTAAATAGCGACTGTGCTGTCCGCCGCAATGCCGCCGGTAATCCCAACACTCCGGTCGATACCCTTGTCGAACTGTCGAAAGAT